CACGCCTTCTTATCAGCCTCGTTTCCTGCACCGCCGATCAACTCGAACTCGCTGAGTGCCTCCTCTATCGGGTGGACCACTGTCATCTCATCTCCTCGTGTTATGCCGCGCGCTCAGCGACTGGAAACAGGTCGGCGTATGAATGGCGTACTCGGGCCAGCACATCTCCCCGAGTCACGCATCCGACACCCCTCAATCCACGAAGCATCACGGCAGCCATCGCTGCTAGCGGCTCCTCCTCGATCGAGAAACCGACACGCTGAGCCCAGACTCGTGCCTCATCGAACAATGAACGTGACCGGGCTTCGAGTTGGGTTGGGCGAGCAGCGCGTTCACGGTCCCGGCGTTCTTGAATCTCCAAGTTGACGATGTAGCCCGAAGCTGGCAGTGGCGGTGGCACGGCCCAAAGCTCTCTCGGTCCCTGCTTGTGCCGGAACACAAAGTTAGTTGAAGGACCACTCACCGGCTCCCCCGATCAATAGTCCGCGATGAGCGTTGCCGGTTGGGTCGCGCGCACACGCCACAAGCGTTGACTTCTTGGCTAGGTAGTTGCTGTTCTGTTAACTGTCTTCTGTTAACTGTGGGGGGCGTGACGGTCACGCTTCGCGTCATAGTTGCGTCACATTTCCGACCGTGACATCTACGTGACATTTTGCGCCCGTTCTCGTGACTTGCGGGCCGCTGCTGTAGGGTCCTTTGGCTGCCATGTGGACCACTTGATGAACGTGGCCGAGATTGTCTTGGCCGTGCATCCGACATCCTCTATCAGTCCGCTCTCCACGATGTCGGCGACCACGCGCTTGACTAAGGGGACCTTCACAAAGGACCTCCGCGCGACCGTGGTGTATGGCACGCTCACAGTGCCTCCGTTGTTGGTGAGCTTGGCAAGTGCTATCAGCTCCTCCACGACCAAGGGACCACCCGGTCCGTATTCATCTCCGAGAACCTGTATGCGGGGGTCTGCCGTGAACCCAGCATCACGAGCGAACCAGACACGCCGGCTCATATCCGGTTGCCCTTGCTCAGGTTGCAGGCGGCATGGGCGAGTTGGAGGTTGCCGAGTGCCGTCGCGCCCCCAAGTGAGACGGGATGGACGTGGTCGATGTGTACGTCGTCCTCTTGGCCTATGGCTCGCGCGCAGAGCTGGCACACGCCAAGGTCGCGCAGGATGACGGATTCCCTCAGCCATGCGGCGATTGATCCCCGTCGCTTGAACGGATCGTGCCCCCGACGCATGTGCCACTCCCACCACGCGCGCGATGGAATCTGAGCCAGCTCTAGGTTGAGCCACTGGGGCGGCGGGGTCGGACCGTCGGCTAGTCCGTTGATGCGTGCCTGCATCTCTGTGGGGAACGAGCTGAGCGGCGCGACGGATTGTCCGATCTCCCAAGGACTGCGAAGGTAGCCCTCCCATCTGTCGGCGATATCGGTGCATGGCATCACGCCGCCTCCGACATCGGGTCATAAGCCGACAATGGAGCCAACTCGAACAGGCGAGGCTCGACGCTCAGCGAGCGGGTGGCAGCCTCTAGAGCCGCCGCATGGGTCTGTGAGACTGCGGCACCCCCACCAGCTCGCTCAACGTCGGGGCCTTCGACAAGTCGATAAATCTTCGTTCCGCTCCGCCAGCCGATGTCCTCAAAGAGGCAGTTTCGCTTCGTCTCCAAATCCTCGATACGTGCGGCTAGGCGAGTGATTGGCTTGCCGCCATCCACTACGTCTGGGCCAAGTAAGTCGGCTTGGCAGACGCCTCGGTAGGATCGGGAGGCCAGTAGGACGCGGTCCATCTGAGTGGGTTTACGGGGCGTCACCGACGCCTCCCGACGCGCTCGCCTACAGCGCGCTCGATAGCGAACCGCGCACCCGGGCCAGCCGCCTGCGCGACTGCAACCTCAATGTCCGCCTCGGTTCGGACGAGGGTCATCGTGTAGCCGTGGCACTTCTCCCAGCCATGCGCCATCGAGGAAGCGAAACTCGTGGTGCTCCTCCGCCCGCAGACCTCGCAGCGCAGGTGGGAGTCGCTTTGACCCGGAGGCGTCATTCGCTCGCGATTTCCCCTCGGATCGGGAGAATGACAGGCGCCGATGAGATCTCCTCACACTTGATCGCCACCCAGTCGCCTGCCGGCTCCGTGATTTCTCCGGGCCACCGCGCGATGGCGGTGGCCACTGCGGCATACGAGTGATCGGCGTCCACCACCCCGACGAACTCGAGCGACGACGACATCTCGCCCCCGAAGTCCACCGCACCAGTGGGCTCACCGTCGGTGTCGAGTGCCCTCCAGATTGTGTATCGCATCAGTTCCTCCATTCGGTGTTGGTTTCGTCCCTAAGCGTCATCGTCCTGCGGCACGGCGGTCAGTAGGAACAGCGCGTCGAGCGCGTCGGCGGCCATGCCCAGCTCGTTCAAACGGTCCGTCCTCGCCTTCCCATTGCTCCACGGCGACGATCAGGTTTGCGCGGGTGTCGTCCATTACGCTGCTGCCTCCTCGACTGGTTGCCATCTACGGTTCGTGATCCTGCGTAAAGCGGGGAACAATCCGACCGCTTCGACAGACCAGGCAATCGACTCACGCCAGTGGGGCTCCAAGTAGGGCGAGAGATCGAGCAGACCGTCATCGAACTCCCTGTGGTGAGTAGCTCGGCAGAGGGGGACGACAGCGCGGGGATCGTCGCCCGCTGCCGACGCGAGACTCCGGTCCACAAGATGTGCAGGATCACACGGCTGGCCGCCGCAAACGACACAAGCTCGATCCTTCACGAGCGCTCTCTGCTCAGACGTGGCGGGTGAGATCGCACGCCTAGCGGCTCGAGGCGGAACACGTTTGCTCCGCTTCGCTCCCCGCCGTTCAGCTTTACGTTGCTCTCGACGTTCACGGTCTTCGCGTAGGGAAGTCTTAAAGCGGTTCTGCGCCTCGCTTGCGGACGGTGGCACGTCGGGCTCGTCCTCTTGAAAGGTCACGACACACCCCGCTTTGCGGGAGCGATGATGGCGAGCAGCTTGCCCCGGCGAACCTTGGCAGCGAAGTGATGTGACTGAGCGGGGACCGACCCCATACGCCAACCACCCGGGCCGTGCATCTCGTCAGCTAGGGCGACAAGCTCGACGGAAACGCCGAAGTCGTCGGTCAGCGGATGGATCAGTGACGCGGACCCGTTATATCCGCTTTGCACGGGCTTACGAAGCCTAAGTGTCGGCCAGTCTAAGCACGACGCCATGGCCTGATCGATGGTTTCTTTCACCCTAATCTTCCCGGCGGGAGGCTTCCTGCGATGCCCGAGTTTGATCCTCCCTCGGATCAACGCGTAGGCTTGGATCGTGTCCCAGCCTGGAGCGACTTCCCACACGTCTAGAGAGCGGAGTAGAGATGAGCGCTTCACGCTGCCCTCCTAAGTCCGGCGCCGGAGGCTTCGGCTTCGACACGCTGCGATTTGTAGCGGCGAGTGCGTTCCTTATTACATGTCCGGCATGCCTTTTTGCCATTGGGTTCGACGTAGGTGTTAGTCGCGTCGAACGGGTGGCCGTGCTTGCAGTGGGTCAGACTTGCCGCTCGCTCTACGAGCGTGCGCCTACCACGCGCGCGGTCCTCATCCGTGAAGCCATAGGCCGTGCCCATCTCGCGATGGACTCGCGCATGCTCTGCATGCCCGCTGAGCACTTCTAGGTTCTCGGGCCGATCGTCGCCGCAATCCAAGTTGAGATGGTGGGCTATCTCAGATGGCAGCAGCTCGCGCCCAATCTCATTCCATGCGACGATCCGAGACCAAAGGTGGTAGCTACCATCGCGGCATCTAACCCCCCAACGCCCCGCACCGCATTGGAACCAAACCCCCCTAGGGCCGGGCTGGGCATGACTGATCGCCGCCCGGTGCGCATCCGAGAGCGGCCTTCCCCTCCGTGCCGCGCTGATCTTCGCTTTCGCCTCGGCACTTAGCGGTACGCCCCTCGGAGGCATTACGCAGCGCTCCTTAGGCTAGCTCCCGATCCTTCACACTCAAGCTTGTAGGCGCTGAGCAGACTGCGTTGCGCCTCCATCTCGGCCTTCAGGGTGCTCACACGTTTTTCAAGGCGTTTGCGCTTGGATGAGAGCATCCGCTGTGCGCCGAGCATCTCCGGTGGCATCGCACGACGACCGAGACGCTCACGCATCGGCTCGGATGGCAGCTTGCTCCCAGCCTCACTCGCGTCCCACAAGCCGACCTCGAACTCGTCCATCCAATCGTCGTAGAGCTGCTGGACTCCCTTGACTTCGGTCCCGTCACGGTCCCTGTAACCGTCGAGCTCGCGCGCAACCGTGTTGGCTTCCTTGGAGCGGGTATCCAACTCGGCGGCTATCTCGTCGAGACGCGCCATGCAAGTGGTCGCATCGGACATCACTCGCCTCCCTTCAGCTTGACCGTGACGCGACGCTTGCCCTGCGGCTGCTCACGCTTCGCGGCATCCAAAGCATCGCTCGTGCCAGGCACCTTGCGAAGCGCAGCGATCGCCGAGGCGACCGGAGTGATCTTTGCGTCCGCGCGCTCGACCGTGACTGTCACGCCTGCAACCTCGATGGAGAGTGCCTGCTTGACCTTGCGAGCGATCTCACGCGGGTCAGCGTCCCACGGGACACTCAGCTCCAACACGACACGACGGTTGAGTGCTTTAGCTGCCGCGTCCGAACTGATCGTGGCAGCATCAACGAGGCCCTGTAGCTCCACTTCGAGCAGATCCTCAGGGTAAGACGTGGTGCCGGCTGTCGGGCTCGCAGCTTTGATCTCCCAACGCGTCTCGCCGTCGTCAACATGTGCTGTCCAGCAAGCATCACGATCCAATCGAGAGACCAGCTCGTCGCTGACCACGCTCTCGGCTTCGGAGAGTTCCTGTCTGATGCCGTGAAGGTCCGTGACGAAGGCGGCGAGGCGTGCTGTCTCGGCAGTCCTCGGGTCCAGTACCTCGCCCGAGACCCGATTGACGACAGTCAGCTCCTGGCCTGTTGGCTCAGTGCTCATCGTCCCCTCCTTTCCCGCTCGTCGTCCAGACCATCGCTTGCGTCAGGTCGCTCCTCCAGGGGCTTGGTGAACTCCTCGGCTAGGGGATCGTCTTCAGCGGCGATCCGTTCGGCTTCCGCGACCCTTTCCCCCTCGTCGCCCTCCTCGTCACGCAGTGCGTCACGAACAGCCTTCGCTTGCTTCGCGGTATGTCCGATACCACGCGTCACAGAGGCAGGGAGATACCCTCCCGCGTCCCTAGCGACCCATTGCAACACGTCATTGACACGCGCATCATCCGGATTGTTCAAGTCGAGTAGGAAACTGATCGCACGGCGTGCCTGAGCTACCTGCTCATCGAGCGCCGCAGGACCATACGGCGGTCCGGTCTGCTCTCGGGCGCCCGTATCGACCTCCTCGGCAGACACGGCGCCCATCCCGACAAGGCCGCTGATCGCACGGTTCATTGCGCGGGTAGTCGCCGTGGCGCGAAGATCGTTCTCTAGCTTCTGCCGTCCTTTCGGGTTCGCGAAGCGTTTCTCGCCAACGGAGCAGTAACCATCACCATCCATCAACCGACCGGATGGTGCGATCGCGCGAGCCCACACTTCCGCCCTGACTGGCTCGCCATTCTCGTCGCGCTCCACATTGCTGCGGACGAGCTGTACATCGAGGTCGAACGCTGTCGCGATCTTGCGCCAGCCGCTCTTCTTGACGAACTTGTCTTTGCCGTCGGACTGATAGTCGCTCTCGTGCAAGAGCCGGGGTAGCAGTGCCTGGTACGCCTTGAAGCTCTCCACGAGTTCGCCCGCATCTAGGGGCTTGATGACCTCGCTACGGCGCTCTCGCCGCACGAGTTGTGTGGACGCCTCAACGGGACTGACGATATCCACGCCGTCGTCCTCGGGCACGAGCTCCGCGTCAACGATGGGCTCGTCGCTCATGCTCTGCTCCGCTGCTCACGACGTTGACGTTCAGACGCGAACTCGGATAGCTCGATCTCCTCGGCGAACGTGTCGGCCTCGGGTGAGAGGAGAGACTCAGGGCAGCGCCACTCAGTTAGCTCGACCGTCTCGACACGCTTGATCTTCGGCAATGCCGCGACAGCCTCAGGGTCAGGCCCCTCGATCACGCGCTCTTCCGTGCCGACGACGACACGCTCACACACCTTCTCGCGTGGTGCGTACAGGGTGTGCTCGATCGTCGTACCCTCAGTGCCCCACTTGCGCGTCAACTCGAAGTCGTGCCCGTTGGTCCCCTTGATCCACTTGCCGCCAAACGCTCGCGCCGTATCTGCCAACTCCTCGGCTTCTACGCTCTGATGCGAACAGATGAAGCTGGGAATGCGCGTCTCGGGATGCGCTTCCAACCAGTCGAAATAGGCGCGGAACAAAGCGATTTTCGCTGCACGGCTCGTCGAGGGTGATAGATTGGTCTGGCTCATTGAGGGCTCCTCTCCTCATGGGTCAAGCGCCCGGACGTTTGCTCGTCGCGGGCGCTACTTGATTTGTAAGTCGGTGCCAGTCCGAGCGCGCCGGCCATCACGAGCAGCTTCAGGCTCGGCCGTCGCCAGCTTGGGCGCTGCTCGATCCGCACTTCGTCCTCACTCATCCCGACACGCGGTCGAGCCAAGTTCGTCAAGACGGCCTTGCGTCGGAGTTTCATGACGACTCCTCCGGGGACGGGCGGTCGTACTCGCCGGGACCGATATCTTCAGTTGGAGCGTCGCCCATGAGCACCCGTGCTCTCATTGCGGCAAGCATCGCTACACCGAACGGGTGCGTCTCGTGATAGCCGCATCCACAGACTGCGGCATGATCCACGGAGAGATCACCTGCGAGTTGCCTCTCGTCCAAAAGCTCCAGCTTGCCGCAGCCTGGCACTTGAAGCAGGACCGATCTCCCGTCACCTCGCCGGACAAGATGCAGCCGTCCCAGGTCGGTTTGTACGCTCGTGCTCATCGCTCACCCTTGGGTAGACGGTCCCGGAGATCCAATGCACGTTGCGCTAGCTCCGCCGTGTTGATACGTCGGCCGTCCCTCACGCCAAGTTGGTACGCATAGGCTGGGCAGCCCGGCAGATGCTCACCGCGTTCGGTAGGCATCGTCGGAGTGGTTGAAGCACAAGAACAAGAAATCATGTCTCCTCCTTGGGTAGACGGTCGTGCTCATGGAGGAGGGCCTCGACATCGAGCAGGGCTTGATCCCGCTCAGGTTCGGGTCCCCATTCGCAGACCGGAGCCACTTCCAACACCTCTCGTAGTAGATCGTCACTGGCGTATACCTCTTCACGGGCAGCGAGAGCGGCCCGGTAGCCAGCCTCAATATGTGTGTACGGATCGCCAATCTTGGCGTAGGCGGAGTCGAGCGCCTTCATGTCGGCTGCCGTTAGCTCAGTAGACATAGAAATCCCCCGCGTGCCCGTTCTCACGGCACTGTTTGCAGAAGAAGCCGCGCCGAGTGCGAACCATCACGTCTGGTTCGTAGTCGAAGTAGACGCCACAGCCTCTGCACCGAATAGGATCGCCGGCCGATGGTTCATCGAACTCACGGTCGATCATGTCCTCAGTGATCGGGATCACTGCTCAGCCACTCCACACGCTGCGAACGTTGGGTCTACCGTCTCGGACACGACTGCCTGAACGTGTGCGTCGCATACGTAGCGATGACCCTTCAACCCGAGATCTACTAGAGCTGTCCATCTCTCTCGACACAAGCCGTATTCGCACATGGCGGCCGTCCGCTCAGGCACGATGATCGCGGAATCAGCGCGTTTCGCTGCGACGCACAACGCTAAGACCTGCACGTAGACCATGAGCACTACAAGGCCGCTGATAGCCCAGATGATCCAGGTCATCGTGTATCCCACGGGTCAGCGATCACGAACCACAAGGCGGTAACGACGAGAGGGACAGCACCAGCTTCGATCGTTAGCGTCACGAGAGTAGGGATCAGGTCAAGCATCGTTCACCCTCCGCAGTGAGTAGGACAGTCCTGACTTTCGGCACAGTGATCGGGCCGAGCTCGATGAGGTGCATCCCTCGCAGGCGGCGGAGCACGTCCGTGCGCACCGTGTACTTGTCTGGATAGACATGCGACTGACCCCAACCACCCAAAGGCCACCACCAGACACGGTTGAGAGCGACCGCTTCAAGACCACGCTTCTGCGCTGGCGTCAACTTCACGGTGGAGGTCATGCCGACCCCTGTTCCACAACATCCAGCGCGGCGAGAGCAAGCTCGTACGGTGTGTCGTGACCGTGCAGCATGGACTCTTGACTGTGAGGATCGCCTAGCCAGTTCTCCCGGTTTGCCAAGTAGGCGAGCGCTCGTCTGTACCGATCACGCTCAGTTTCGAGGCGATGCAGTTCTTTCAGCACATCGCTGACGCCCATCACGCGGCCCTCGTCTCAGGGTGAGGGCCGACAACAACATCGCCATCGAACGCGACAAGGATGGCTCCTCGCTCGACCTGGCCTTCGAGCAGGGCCATGGCTGCCGCGCGATCCGACGCATACGCCTCGAAGTCGCATCCGTCGCCGCCGCCTTTGGAGCGCGGGTAGTAGGCGCTTACCCGGATCATGTCGCCCTCCGCTCAGCCATTCGCCTGAGCCTCTCTCCCGCCGACCGACGGGTGGAATACAGGATCGGGTGATAGGAACCGTCAGGGAACCTTGCTTGCCACTTCGAGCCGAGCTTGCCTACTTGGCCGATCGGCATCACGACGACGCCCCGCCAATACACGTCGTAGCCCGCACCGTTGTTGATGTACGTGAGCACCGGCACTCTGCGGATCGCTCGTGCTGCTGGTGCTCGATGGCGTGTAGGTACGCGCACACCACTTGCGCCGATATGCGTTGAGCCTGTAGCGCTCACGCCGCCGCCCTTTCCGCATCTGGCCACAACTCGGCCGGTTCGACTCCTAGTACGCGAGCTATCTGCTCCCGTCGCTCCGGATTGGGGACATGATCCCCCCGCACCCACATGCCCACCTGTCGCCGGTCACAGTTGAGTGAGCGGGCCAACGAGGACTGGCTGATCCCATAACGCCCCAGGGCTTCCCGGAGCGGGGTGAGGACTTCGCCTGCGAGTCGTGGGGGCACTGGACATCCTTCCGATAATTGCTTTGCCCTTCGTCCGATAACCGCCGTTCACGAACGAGTTCCTGCCGGGCCAGGGCATCTGACGAGAGGACTATACTACATCCTTCCCACCCCCGTCAAGGGCGTTGGCAAGTCTGCGGGTTTCTACGGATAGACGGCTCGTGTATCCCGTTGCGAAAGCGCGAGTAGACGACGCCGAGCCCATCGACAATCGCGGCGGAGAGGCGTGCATCTGCGCCGCAAACCGCTCCCGAAGCTCCGCTGACGTTTCGCCGTAGCACAGCCCACGCACACTCGCGGCAAGCTCGTCAAGCCCCGGTCGCTCCACATACACCGAAGCGGTCGTCTGTACGCTCGCATGGCCCATGAGGGCCTCCCCGGAACGACAAACAGGCCCTCCGCCGTGAAGCGAAGGGCCTGCTGAGCCTGCTGAGTGTGCGCCCAGGAGGCGAGGATGAAGCGGACGGGGAGCCGTACCCCGCACTCTGGGAGTCTACCCGACGCTCACCCAGACGGGTCCGACTCCGCGCGCAAGGAACCCGATCGCCCTCGCGGTAGCGACGGTGAGATCGTAGGAGCGACCGGCCACGTATGGTCCACGATCGACTACGGGCACGTCGATGCACGGTCCTCCATGTTCTTCGAGGCAGACCCGGACCATCGTGCCGCACGGCAATGTCTTGTTGGCGACGCCGAGGGTTGAACTCGTCAAGTCACCGCCACCACAGGCGAGCGGACCGCCGCTATCTGCGACGCCATACCAGGATGCGATGACCTGTTCGCGGGGAGCGTGATCTAACCGTTCTCGCGCGAGCTTTTCGTGCCAGTGCTGGACTCGAACGAAACAGGCTCTCGTCTCGCAACCCGTCCGTTTCCGGTGACGCCTATGCCGGTGTTTAGTCCGTGGTGTTGATTTAGCCTTCGGTCTAAACGATGCTTGATCTACACCGGGAGCACGAGCTCCCGCCGCAACAGTCGAGAACGACGCCAAGCACGCCAGCGTCGCGAGGATGAGTATGCGTAGACGACGGATACCAATTGGCCTCCTGTCTCGTTGAGGCTCGGCTGCTTGCCGGCCCTTGCTCGATCGCCGGCACAGCACGATCCTTCCGCGTCGTCCTGACCGCAGGCAAGCTCTATACCGCCGGATGGCGAGGTACACTGCAAGACGTGTCCGAGAGGCAGAAAATCGTCCGGGTCACGATCAAGGACTGCGAGGTTCAGACGTTCCGGTCGGGCGGCAAGGGCGGCCAGAACCAGAACAAGCGCGACACCGGCGTCCGAGTGATCCACGCTCCGTCAGGCGCACGAGGCGAGAGCCGCGAGGAGCGCACACAGCTCCTGAATAAGCGCGCAGCCTTCGGGCGCATGGCTCGCTCAAGCGAGTTCACACGCTGGATCAACATGGAGACCGCGCGTGCCCTTGGCGAGATGGAGCGCCAGGTCGATGATGAGATGCGACCCGAGAACCTGCTCGTCGAGCACGGACCGTTCGCTGAGGCTGCGTAGCGCCCCCGCCGCTCACAGGGAGCGGGCTAGCTCCAGAGCTCGCGCAGTTCCCGACGGAGCCGATCCAGCGAGGTCGAAGACGGGGCGAGCAGCTTCCAGAACGGCCAGATGGCGATCAGCACCGCCGATTTGATGAACTTGCGAGCGAATGGCATTCAGTCCCCCAGACCTTTGATCGCCCAAACGATCCCGGCGATCCCAGCAGCACCACCGAAGCCCGTCACGAGCATGATGAACGCGATGTCCTCTAGCTGTTTCCATAGCTCGTGCGGCCAGCCGGAGATCGTCTGCACATCCATACCGGCCACTAGCAGGCATACTGCTACTCCGCACAGCGCGGTGAATGACCGTTCGATCATGCGTCGAGCCCGGTACGCGGACACCATCGGCACGAGCATCCGATGCCGGGGTCATCCTCGCGCCAGTCATGCCAGCCGAGGCGACAGAGGATTTGTGTGTGGAGTAGTCGCTTCATGACGGTGGCCCTCCCGGATGTGCGTCCCCGTTCGCCATCAGCGCCGTGTGCGCCCTCGGGACTGCGTGCTGGTCGATGAACGAGAACTCCGGGCCTTCGTAGCGCTGTAGGAGCCACGCCGGGTAGGTGATCTCGTGGATGCCCGTGTACTTGCCTCGATGGTGAGCAGCGCAGAGCACGAGCATGTTGCCCTCCCCGTCAACCCAGTCGGCGAGCTTCTGCCGGTCGGTGAGGTCGGGGAAGTCCGCCTCGACTTTGGTTAGATCAAGCCCGAACTGCGAGGCCCACTCGAAGCGGTAGTGGTGAGTCTCCATCGCGCCGCCTGTCGAATGACGGATGCCGCATATCCAGCACGGCGCGTCCATGTCGTAGACGAGGTGGTGGTGCGTCTTGACGTAGATCTCGCTCTCTGTGCGTGGCGGGTGAGGCGGATAGGCGACGCTCTCGTCGAGCTGCCGCGCGAGGATATGGCTACCTGGGGGGTTCGTCTGAAGCGTCTGTGTTGGGTCTGCGGCTGTAGTGGTCATGCGACCAACTGCCTGAAGTCAGACGAGCCGCCGATCGCTACCAGCGTGGAGAGGTGCATCCGGAACGACCCAGCATCCCCCCAACTCGATCCCCAACTATTTCTAACGCGGATCACCGTGTTGAACGGGTCCACCTGGCCAGTCGGGAGGATCGTCAGCTTCTCGATCGCCGACTGGAAGGTCTCATGACCGCCAGCGACCCCCGACGCGATCGACGCTTCTATCGCCGAGACCGATCCGTCGCCGTCAACGAACCCATGAGCGTCAGGCTGCTCCCATGCGTAGAAGAACGGTGTCCCCTGAAGGATGCCGCCCGTCTGTAGCAATGAGACGATGCTCTGCGCGCCCGAAGCGATCTGTGCGCCCGAAGCGAGCTTGAGGCGCTGAAGCTCCGACACGATGTACGGCCCCGAGGACCCGCAGTCGGTCGGTGGCCACTCTTCCGACGGCTGGCCGGTCTGATCTGTGGATTCGTGGTAGAAGCGGATCGCCGCTTCCTCTGCGCACTTCGCCTGCGAGTAGACGTCCGCTTCGGCCTTCCAGCCACCGCTGCCGGCGGGCAGGATGAACTGTCCGAAATCGGCTTCGCTCAGCAGGTTCGACAGTGCCGAGACGGTCGCGTTAGCCGTACACGATCCGAGCGCGTCCACCTTCAGCGCGCCCGGAATCAAGACAGACGTGTCTATGCCTTGGGCTATCAGGTCCGACTGGTCAATCACCCCGATCTTTGGCTCGTGATCGACCTCTTTGAGTGGGCCTCCCTGGTGGAAGTGGAGGCTCCGCGATGCGGACGGCGCCTCAGCCACATGGTAACGCCCATAGGCCGGATAGCTCATGCGGGGACTGCCTTCGAGAGAAGTGCATGCGCGATGACAACAGCAGCGCCAACCACCGCAGTCGTGAGCGAGACGACCGTCCCCGCTGTCGTGTTCGAGATCAAGGCGAACGACACGACCAGAGAAACAGCCTGGCCGACGCCTGCGAGTATCCCCGTGGTCAACGCGGACGGTTCAATGCTTCCCGTGTGGACCGCATTGGCGATCAGGGTTGCGACGGCAATACCACTCGTGGTGGTGGCGATAATCAAACCCTCCTGGACGCTCGATATGAGGCCCAGACCGACGATCATGCCCGTGAGGGCCGTGACGACCGTCAAGATCGTCGCGTTCAGACTAGACGCCTGTACTTTCAACTTCAGAGCCAGCTTCGTGTCGGCGGCCTTCAGAGTAGCCATTTTCTTCCCTTTCTAACGCAACCGTTTCAGGAGCCGCGATGCGGCCCCACCAATATCTCCCGCGAGTATCGGCTCGCGAGCAGTGACCTTCTTGTCCTTCAAGTTGCAGACCGTCAATTCGTGGAGGTCCCGGTACTCACGGCCTCGCTTGCCTCGCACCATGCTCCCGACGGTGAGCCCGAGGAAACAGTGCTTTCGGGATGCTGTCTCAGAGAGGGATACGTACTCGACGCTTGCCTCAGCCACTGGACCGCGCTCCTTAGACGTTTTCGATAGGACGTGTGGCAGGACGCGGGAAGTCCCACGGCTGCAACACGGGTTGATTGATCGGCGCTTGGGTCGTCGTCACTTCGGGGTGGACGACTTTGGGATACAGGCATTTCCATTCGCCGTGATCCCGTCGCCCACACTCATGGCAGCGACCGCAGCAGGGACACGCGCTCACCGTAGGCTCCTAATCCCGCGCGCCCACAAAGCACACAGGCGGTTGTAGTGAGCGGAGGGATAGGCGTGTTTATAGGGCGGGTGCGCGCAGTTATGTCCATGCGGGTTGCGCTTGCTGTATGCGCCCAAGAGCCTCCCCAGTTCCACACGCCGCCGGCTCGGAGAGGGCTTCGGCTTAGGCTTGGGCTTAGGCTTCGGTGTGGGCTTGGGGCGCGGCTTGGGAGCAGGCACGAGCGCCGGATGCGCGATCGACAAGAACGCTCGCGTCACACGCGACTCGTCTAGGTTGCGCCCGTACGCCCTGTCGGTCCACTGTGTCCCGTCAAACCCAGGATCAATGTGCGGCGCGCCGTTGTAAAACGCGTCCCACTCCCACACCTGAGAACGCGTGATCCGTGCCCGCTCAAGAATGGGACGGATCTGCGACGTCCACTCTGACCAGTCGGAATACACGCACGGCTTGCGCCATCCCGCTTTGATCTCTGAGTGGACCCAGCCGGGAACCTCGGATGGTGTCGCGTCGCCCGGCTCCACGTCTAGACAGTCCGCGTGGTACCGGGCACTGATCGCGATGCTTACCGTGTGCGCTGAAGGAAAGGCTTTACGCAGTGGGATGAATGTCGGCCAATGTCCTGCCGTGTAGCCGGCGAGAGCGAACGGGTCGCGTGGTACCGTCGAGACCTCGATCGAGTCGAACATCGCCACGGTCGAAACCGGCGCAAGACCAAACGACGGCGGAGGACCAACCGTCGCCCATCCCGCAGGACGCGCACTACCCGTGGCGGACTGTGAAGGGCCGTGACCGCACCCCGCAACGATGAGCGCGGTGACGAGGGCCGCAAGAATAGTTACGCGTCTCATTTGGTCGCCTTTCTTGAGCGGACAGCTTTCGGCTTCGGTGACGGCTCGATAAGCGCCCTGACTTCCTGGGTGAGCGCGTGGACCTGTTCTGTGAGATCCGTATTCGCGCGCAAGAGCTTCGTTTGTTCGTCGGCAAGCTCCTGACGGTGGTTCGCATCAGCAACTTCCCTAGCCTGGTCACGCTTGCTTTGCGCCTTCTGGGCGATAATGACGAGCGACCCCGTGTAGAAGGCCACGCCCGAAAATATGAGGTTCAGGAGCACCCAAGGCACGGGATCGAACGACTTGCCGTGCTCCAGGTGTCTGACCGTTTCTTCGGCGTAGGGGATGGCGTTGTTGATGAGCACCCACGCGAGAATCAGCAACGATCCCATAACCACGAACGCGGATGTTCCCATTGCGTTCGCGACTCCCTGGGCTACGCGCTCCATAAAGCTATCGCCGAAGACGTTCTTGCTCTGGTGCGCACGATGGTGGCGCATCGCGTCGCGGTTATGAGCGTGCTGGGTCATATGAAACTATCCGTCCTCCCTAGCGTTACAATGAAACGATCATGGTTGCGCTCGCAACTAACATGGATATGGAAGTGGAGTGTGTCCCCGGCGTCCTACGACGGCTCCGTGACTGCACCGTCGCTGACCTCGACCTTGCGCGCGAGATGGAAGGTCGAAGGGCGATGCTCAGGGTCGAGGCGGAGATCCTTGTCGGACGAGCAGCCGAGGGCGATATAGAACTGCCCGATGAGCTGCGTGAAGCGCTCTCCAATTGGAGCGGTTTACTCCCCGAACTCGAAGCGCTCGTGAGCGAACTGCACGCAACCGTTAGAACGTAACGCTACCCGTGGTCAAGTAGACGACAAATAGTCCGAGGCTCGCGACAACCGCCCCTGTGGCAGCGAAAACGATCCCCTGCTTCCATGTCATGCGTCGATCCCTCTTGTTCGATTCAGCCTTGGTCTTAGCGGCTAGGATCTTGGCTACTTGGGATTGGACCTCGTGGATGACTGCGATCTCCACATCGTGATTGTTCACCCTGCCGTTTGTGAGCGTGACTTGCGCCTTGATGGATTCGAGATCCTTGTCCTGGCGCGAAAGCCGGTCGTACAAGCCGACCAGGAGGTCACGGAATGACGGGGTGTACGTGTCGGTACTCATCGTGTCATCGGGCTCCCTGGTCGGTGAGTAGGATCATTGTCTCGCTGCTCTGAAAGCCGCTTCGTCCTGATAGGCGAGGATCGCTTCCGTCATCGGACAGGAGTTGAGATCAGGAGACCACGCTTCCGTTTCGACAGGCTTCATGGAGCGTCGGTGCAGCTCACAAGCAGCTAGGAAACCCAGGGCTACGGCTAGAAGGGTGCGCATCGTGTCCTCCCGTGGTTGCAATGGCTCGAACTTGGTGCTACGGTCCCCACGAAAGCGGCCGGGCAGCGCATAGAACGCCCCCGGCCCGGTCAAGCCCCAGGAGGCTCAACATGACCAGAGTAGCCACCATCCCCGTCATCTTCACGGCCCTCGTGTTCGCGGCCCCAGCCGTAGCGGCCCATCATCCCGGCCCCGAACTTACTAGGGGTCAGGCCCGCTATTACTCGGAAGTGGCGCTCCTGCGCTACTTCAAGGGTGGCTTTGACGCTGGGGGGTCACGTCCTTGCTCTGATTGCCAATTTGAACACCAGTTCAACCCCAACTGCACTAAGCGCCTCTCGCGCGTGCGGATTCGATGCGCGGTTGGGTGGTATCTGGGCGACTGGGCATTCAGCGGTCATACCACGATCTGGCTTACTCCGGCATCGGGCGGTGGGATCGAATGGAACTATGCTTTTAGTATCAACCGGCTAGACACGTACTGCTCGGAAGTCGAACATCGTCCCGAATCGGTTTGTACCAAGCAGTACCGGGTCAGGTGACTCCATGATGCTCAGGCGCATGGCTACCGCCGGTCTTGCTGTCCTTGCGTTGCTCACCATCCCAGCGATAGCCCATGCCGAAGACCCGTTCTCGGGATGCGCCCTGGAAGAGCCAATAGTGTGCGCGGCAGAACGCAAGGAAGCCGCCGAAGAATCCTCGAAGAAGACCGAAGAACAGGCACCCGCGACGCTCCTCAACGTGACGGTGCGCTCACATCATGGCTCTTTCTACGGCGACCCTGGCCACACTGATATCACCGTCACGACATCGCCCTATGCTCGCGTAACGGTAACTGTAGGCACGGGACACGTTCGTTGGCGGCAGATGCCCAACGGCACGATTGTAACCCCAGACGAAGAACGGGTCGCAACCCCAGACTACGAAGGGACCGAACCTGGACCAGGATTCGTCGCGGTCTCATGGAGGTGCCGCGACCGGGGACAAACCGTCCATTTCTCTGTACAGGCACAAGGCGGCTCTGGACCACCACTCATGCGCACCGGACACTTCAAGATCCCCCTGACCGCCCGGTGGTGCGCCGCCGCCAAGCACAAGGAACAAACCGAGATAGCTCGCCATCATGTCGAAGAACGCAAGAAAGCGGCCGAACACGCACGGCGCGAACGCGAAAAGTACCAGCACGAAGTCGAACGCTATGAGACGACCTGTCGAGCTATCGGCGGAATCCCAGTAGAAATACACACCAGCGAAGGCAACCGGATCGTCTGCCACAGCAAGACGGGCGGCGTCATCACGGTGCCGCAATGAGTAGCTAGGCCCGCAGTACGGTCAGGATGAGCTGAAACTCCACTTCGCTTTCTTTCGCCCCGGTCTTGAACTGGGCATACATTTTGCTGTTTGTGCTGCTGGCCGGCGCTACCGCCGAAATGCAGGGTATCTCCACTGGCGAGTGTGCCCACGGTCCGCCGACATTGGTAACTTCTTTGCCGTTGATGAACAGCACGAGGTTTTCACCGGCTGTGTTCTCAGTGAGTCGTACTCGTGCATTGATTACGCGGTCCTGCGGAAAGAGCGGGACCGCTGAGGCCCCGCTAAAACTTTCGATACCGACTTTTCCAAATACAACGGACCCCGGCACATCTTCATAGACCCCCTGCGAAGACCGTTGAGGCAAGCTCAACGACCGCAACAATTGTCGCAGTGCGTACAGGTGATCCTTCGGACGTGAACGGAACCCGATCTGCGTACCGATCCGGCCCTCGGGTCCGAACGTGCGCGTGACCTGCATGATCGCGCGAGGCGTCGTGTCTTCGACTCCTACATCGGGCAGCCATACCCGAACACCGTCGCCGGCTCGCCATTTGAGCAGGGAGAGTTTGCCAGTGAGCGGGAACGTGTCGGCGAGTCTGTCCCTCGCTATCGGCTCGCCGCTGAGGTTGTCCCACGAACCCAACCGGAGAGCGAGCTGCGCTTCAGCCAACGCGGCGAGCAGTTGCGGCTCGGCCACGTTGCCTTCGCTGATGAACGCTTGAATGTCGAACAGGGCTTCTTCGACGGCTTCAGGGCTCAGCGTCTCGAACGCGACCTGCGAACCCTTCCCGTCAGCTATCCCTGATCCAAGTGCCCGGATGCTTGTCGCCGAGTCTGTCGCGTCCAGGGTGTAGGTGTAGTTGTTGATCCCTGAGCGGCGGTCAATGTCGTCGGCTTCTATGACCTCGTTGAAGTCTTTGCCCTGCCTGGCAAGTGGGATGAGTTGGCCGGGGAAGTTGCCGGACTCTAACTGTTCGTGCTTGAGCGCGAGCTGATAGCCGAACTGCTTGGCCGTGTTCTGGATAATGTCGAAGTGCGACTGGCCTTGGATCGGTTCGTTGAAACAACCCAACGGGGAGAGGGACGTGGATGGGACGACGGTCGCGGTTTCCCCTGCTATCACGGTGCCGCCCGGATCGGTCCAGCCGGTGGTCGCCTTGAACTGCATGACGATCCCCGAGCTGCCCGCGCCGTTGAAATACTCAAGGATGATCGGGAACCAGCCCTTCTTTGCGCCTAGAGCTGCTGCTGTGACTTTGCCTTCGACGGTCCGGCTGCCGCCTTCTTTCCATTCGTCGATGATTTGTTCGCCGAAGAGCGTCTTACCCACCCACAAGCGTGCGCCGTCGTCAAGGTTTGCGATGGTGAATGTGACTTCCGTATTATGTTCGAGGTCGAGATACACTGCGCCGTACCAGCGCACCGCGAAGTATGCGTTGATTTTACAGGCTGACGGTGGCGGCGTCCACGGGCCAGCACCCGCATAGCTGATCGTCGGTTCCTGCCACACTCCCGGTTCAGGGTTACGTGGATCGGGAGCCAACACGGTTTCCTGCCAGCCCGTCGCTGAACCACCGTGCGAATAGTAGTCGGCGTGCAAACCACCATACGGGTAGGTGGCTGCTGAGCCGGGGAGAACGTAGTCACCCTTGTTCGAGCCACGGAGGAGGAAAGGCTTTGCTATGCGGAGGAAGGTCTGGCCGACGACGGCGTACTCCTTACCAGCTTCTAATTCCGTGCCTTGGCCTATGGCGCTAAGCTCTAACTGCAATTCGGTGGCGGTAAATCCTTTGACGTACCCCACCAGACTCCCATTGATATAGCCAAAAATCCATCGACCATCGCACACGAGTTCCAGTGTAAAATCTCCGGTAGTCGGCATACCGATTGTCACTGGAAGTATGATCTTTTCTTGTTCTACGTCTCGGTACATCAACAACGATGCTGTGCTTGTAGTACCATGAAAAATGATACCGAGGCGTGCAAGTGGTGGAAAAGCTTCTCCACCGTTGGTCACAATCACCGCAATCTCCGATTCGCCCTTCTGCCCATTACTAGGACGCAAGAAGGTCATTTGTGCGTTCCAAGTGGGAACATTCACGCTACCGGAGGATACCTTAGGCGCGATAAGGGTTATCGTCCCAGAGTTCGCCGCTCCGGGAACGAGTGATTCTGCTATCAGCCTCGCGCCTTCGACCGTGTATTCGACTTTTGCAAAACCTTCTTTTGTCGCTACTTTGGATGTCCAGCCAGCTGGCGCTTTCGCTTCCAAGAACGTTGTCACCACCGGCACCACGTCCACCCGCGTGTAGCGCTCGAGCAAATCCCGTGGAGCGATGATCCCCCTGTATTCCTTCTCGTACGCCTTCTTCAACAACCAGAACCCGTCATAGCCCGAGACGACGATCTTCTGGCGGTCCTTGACGATCTTCACGATGGTGCCGACGAACTCGACTTCGCCCTCACGGCTGATCTCGATGAACTGCTTATGACCGTCCGAGGAGAAGCGCGAGCGCCACGGCTGGCCGTCTGAGGCGTCGCGGTTGGGGAAGCCGATCGTCCAGTCCCCCGCGTCATTCAGTCGGAGAACATAGTTACCTTCGTGGAAGTCCGGGCTTGTCGGTTCGTGGCTGACCGGCAGCGGCTTGGCGTAGAGCGTCTGAGCGAGGACTGTGGTAGCTGCGCCTAACGGGTTGACGACACCGGGTTCAGTGACGCTCGCTGCCTTCGGGGCGATCAACCGAAGTCCGTACGTCCCCGGAAAGATTACCTCCCGCTCGGCGACATCGGATTGCTTTTTGACGTTTTCGGCCATTACGTGGACCTCGTGACAATCGAAGCTATGGTTCGAGAATCGACGAGCACGCTTTGGCCCAAGTCCCTCCCGCCGTTGTAAGCTGGCACCGTTGCCGTGCGGTCCTCAACCTTGAAGGATTCTATGCGATCCACATACAACGGCGTTGGTGTCGCAGCCGCTTTACTGAGCCACGCATGGATTTCGAGCGTCGAGTTGTTCGCCACGATATCCCCGAGGTCTAGCCACACGTAGGTACTAGAGGATGATGTCTTTGTCGCTCCCGTGGTCCCCGTCGTCTTCGCGTAGATCGAGAGTTCCTCCCCAGCCGTCACCCTTACGTGAGCGAAGACCCTGTACTTTGCTCGCTGACCGTTTGGCCATGTGGCTTGCGTAACATGAGCGTTCGCGTCATTTATACGCGTCGCTGTCGCTGCGTGTTTTTCTGAGGCTGTCGCATCTTCCGTGTTCGACGTGCCCGAACCGAGCGTCATCGACTCGGCCTCTAGGATCTGCTGTGCTAGCAGCGGGTAAAAGGAGAGGTCCATACTGCAATAGCCGGCTGTCGTGTTAAAGACTTCAATCCCGTTTCTCTGCACGCCATACGGGACTGTCAAGGTGCCTCGCAGGTCCGGGCTGTTTGCGGCCTGCACCACAGCGATGCTCAGTGCGTACGCCTTACCTTGGCGCAGCACCATGATCTCGTTCTCGCCCGTGAACGTGCTTGCACCGAGTCCTTCTCCGGCGGGCCAGAAGCCGGTGTGCCCCGTCCCCATCGCTGTCGAGAGCACCGCACCTATGGATGTGGCGTCGATCTTCGCGGCTGAGATATTTGTGTCGGTGCCGAACACGAAGAAGCCGATCCGACATTCAGCCTGTACTTCGCCATTCGGAGCCGGGTACACCTCAACCGTCGGTCCGGTACACCCGCGCTCCAACGTGATGAAGACAACCTCGTGGCTGGACGCTTCGCCATTGGAGAGCACGCACATCATCACCGCGCGGGTTTCCGAGTACTCGACTAGCTGGGCTGAAATGAGGATGGTGTCCACGTTGAAGTCAATGCTTATCCGCTGTATGGTGATCTTTCCCTGCTCCAACCATTCCGTGCCGTTCCACACGTCAACAGACCAGCCGGGGATTGTTCCTTCGCGGTTGTACCGCACTCGACACAACCCGTTCGTCAACACGGGCGTGTCGAGTGCGCCGCCTTCAATCCAGTTATACGGGTAGTCGGGACCGTACATCTCCTCCCAGCCCGCCCCGACTTCCTTCGCCGGAGCCGTGAACGTCCCCCGACGATCGTACGCGATGACCTGGCCGAGATTTCGGTTGGCTGCTGTCTGCTCGAAGCTCACACGCAGGCTGTCCACCAGACCGACCGCGAGCTGGCACGCACCGCCATCGAAGCCGGTGGGAAGTGCGTAGAGCGTAACTGCGCTGCCGATGGCAGCACTCGACACGTCCGTCGCACCCGGCGGCAAGTAGGTGAGGTTCAGCGCGGTGAGTGTTGAGAAGTCTGTCGAGAAGATCTGTTTGCGGTAGTCCCTAGCGAACAGTCCCGTGCGCAGATCCTTCAAGTAGACCCACATCGCGCGCCTATGGGTTCTCCGATGTCCGATCTTGAACCACACAAACTGCGCCATCTTGAACCAACCCGTCGCCACACCGCTCGAACCCGCACCGTCTTCAAGCTGGCCCTGGTCAGGCATGTACCACCCGCTTTGCTCCTCGTCTACCGACCAGTCCAGAAACAGGCCCGAGAGCTTGAACGGCGTGTTGTTCATCAACGAACGGAGTTGCCGGCGCACCCTCAGGCGTTCGGCTACCGTATCGTTTTCCGCCGGGCCGAACGTAAAGATCGCGGCTTGGTGACGCAAAGCGGTGCGGATCGCAGGGACCGGAGCGCCACCCGTGTTCGTGATTTGATCGCCCATAGCCTCCCGCCAGGTCTCTGGATCGGATAACGCCAAGCGATATATGGTGAAGCTCATATCCCAACCGCTATGTCTGCCGCGCTGTTAGACGACTGGCTCGCGCTCGCCCCGGCGACGTACTGTTGTCCCTGATATGTGAAGCCCACGCTGCCTCCCAAGACCTTCGTGTTTTCCTTTGTAGCTTCGGTCAGCTTTTCGGTGGACTTGCCCTGATCGTAGATCTGAGTCTGCAACCCGTTGATGGATAGGCTGAGCCCTTCGATCGTCCGTTCCATGCTCGTACGGTCTTCGCCGGAGAGGCCGGGCAACGATTCAATGTCGTGCTGGCGCTGTTCTTCATCGACTTTGATCTGTTCTTCGTGGTGAGTCTTGTACGCGGCGTAGTCGGATTTCGCCTGGGCTATCTGCGCTGGGGTGAGGACGCCTTCCTGCTTGGTCTTATCTTCTTCAAGGCCGGAGAAGTCCTTGCCTTCACGATGCAAAGAGCCTTCTTCGAGTGTTTCGCCGGTCTGGATTTTCGAGACGTGCGCTTGAAGGCCCGCGTCTACTTCCGCGATGCCCCTCTTGAACGCTTCATAGACCGCCTTCTGATATTCGATCTGGAGATTACCGACATCGACCTTCGCGCCAGTGATCGCATCGTCCACTTCGCCCATTTGCACTCGGAGAGCCGCTACCAGTTTCTTGTTATGGGCGTGATGCGCCTTGACTTCGGCAGCCTTCAAAGCCTTGTGCTCCGCTGTCAGTTCGACGATCTCGCCTTCCTTGGCCGCCTTCTGTGCCGCGAGATATGAAGGATCGGTCGCGGCAGTCGGGAGTGTCGAGCCGATGCCTTTGCTCTGGATCGCGGCTAGGGACTCGTTGACGATCTTCAGGTTCTCGTGAACGGTCAAATGCGCTTCGCGCTTAGAGAGCTTGGAGACGATGTCCTTCTGCCAGTTCTGCGCAACCTTCAACAGGTCGCCGATCAGCGTGTCCGTGAGCGCCTTGGAGCCCTTCGCTGTCGCGCTCGACATCAGCTTCCGAAGTCCAGCGATAGCCTGCTTGTCAGCGGCTGGCGCTTCGGTCGGGTTTTCCAGGGCGAGCTTCTCGATCATCCCGCCCGTGTGCTTAGCCCACCCTTCGATGTCGCCCTTCAACTTGACAGCGAGGGCCTTCGAGTGAAGCTTGTGGGCCTCCGCGAGAAGCTTCTTCAAGGTCCCTGTGGTCTGGGTTCCGACACGCTCGACTCCGGCGATGTCCGTACCAGGCCGTGCTTTAGCGATACCCAACGATTCGCGGATGTCGGCTTCAAGCTCCTTTTCCGGGCTGAGTGGCTTCTTAGCCTTCGGGTGGGTATGGGCGTAGTACGTGTGCTGGACACGCATCGTGTGCCATTCTTCACTCGTGTGGTATTCGGGCTTGTCGGTGTACGGATTGTTGCCGTAGACCCGCTTACCCGTTGAGGCATGAGGAAGGAAGACGGCGGTCTCCGTGCCTTTCTCACCGAACAAGGCCATCGTTGGCGAGGATGCTGTGACTGTGCCGCCTTGACCGAAAGAGCCGGCGAAGCCGACGCGGCCGCCGAGAGCATGACCCGTCCCGGAGAGATGCCCGTCGTCGCGGAAGCCGATGGGCTTCAGCAGCTTCGAGCCCGTGTAGCCGGCGGTCGCGGCGAGGAAGGCTTCGCGGTTCGCCAGACCAGCGGGATCGACTTCGCCACCGAAGTCCACGGCACCGCCAGGGTAGATGTCCAAGGCGTGCATCGAGCCGCCGGGGGCTTTCGGATCAGCGCCGGGACGGTAGCCGGACGTGATGTGTCCAGCCCACCCGTGGGCGCGAGCATAGGAGAGCTCAGGGATGATCCAATCGGCCACGGTGAGCCCGTCGAACGTACCGAGTTGCGACGGCGTGAAGCCTCCGCCCGTAGGAGCCGCTCCGGCTGCCGTGCCGAGTCCACTGGCACCCGACGATGGATGGACACTGGCGAGCTTCGCATTGGCCGCAGCAGCAACCCTGTGCAGCACGGCACGTCCTATCTGACCGATGGTCCCGCCCGGTCCCGTCCACTTCGGCGCTTTGATCGAGCCGAAGACGCCGTGACCGCCCACGGCAGTCCCACCCGCACCGAAGACGGCTTCGCCGATGGCGTCCGTCGGGAATGATCCGTAGGACATACCCAGTGCCGAGACGCCAGCACCCGTCACGTCGATCAGCCGAGGCCCGTGCGATCCGATCGCGGACGGTCCCTTGTCGATGACTCGAAGATTCGCGGAGTGTCCACCGATGCTCACGCGCGCGACCTTCATCGCCAAGCTTTGAGCTAGCGCATCGTTCCAGTTCCCGCCACCGTGCGGGTTCACGGCGATCCCGGCTTCTGAGCTTGACTTCCCGTAGGCTGTTCCGCCCGCAGCCTCTCCGGGAGGGCCGAACGTACTCACCGGACCACGTATCCGCAGACCTGTCGCTGCGCTGTGCGGCGTGTGCTCCCCGGCAACCTCGCGACCAAGACTCGTACCGTACGGGGCAAGCATCTGATCCACTCGCGCCTCTGTGTGACGATTGCCGATCAGGATCTCTCCGCCGCCGACCCTCGCAGCAGGCCGACCGGACGGGTCGATGAGCGTCCAATTGTCGGGGCCTACGCCACCGGGGACGCGACCGCCGGTAGCAAGTTTGAGGCCGCCGTGACCTCCTTCTTTCGGACCCGATTCACCCGTTTCTGCGTATTTCAGATAGCTGCCAGCATCCCCAGCAGAGATTATCGGTTCGAGGTCTTTCGCCGTTGGGCCGCCCTTGACACCCATCATGCTCAACGCACTGGCGAGCAGCTTTGCTATGGCCGAGACACCCTGAGCGGTTGAGATCGTGCCTTCGCGCATCTTTTGCTGGATGATGCCCTCGGCAATCTGAAAGTTCTGCCCTAGCGCGTCCGTTCCAGCGCGCGTTCCTCCCAGCGCCCTGTTGATCTGTCCCGCATCGTTCTGCGCTATCAGGACGATGTCCCCGAGCTTTTCGTGCGACGCCTTGCGGGTTGTATCCAACCAGACCTGCACGTTTTCGAGTCCGATCCGTACCGGGTTGAATGCCTTGGCAACGCCTTCAAGCTGCGGCTTCCACTTCGAGAACTGCGGATCGTCCGCCATCTTGACGGCTTCGTCGTGAATCTTCGTCAGCTCGCCTTGCGAGAGTTCCTGCAAGTGCGGCTGGAGCTTGGTGATCTCGTCACCAAACGCTCGCACATGGTCATTAGCCCCTTCCCCGAAGCCCAGGAAGTTCGCAAAGTCTTTGGTAGCACCCCCGACTTTTAGTTTGAACAGGTCACTGATGCTCTTGTTAAGGTCTTCCACTTGGTTGTGGAACTGACCCGTGAGGCTGTTCTGACCCGTCGGCAGGCCCATCGTCGTTCGGTTGCCGGGCACTATTTCGTTACCGACCTCAAACGCGAGGCCCACAGCCCCCGCCATCTTGCCGCCTGACTTCAGGAGCGAGAGTACGCGCGAGCCACCCGATGCGCCAGCCGCGACTGCTGCGTCGCGCTCGGCCGCAGAGCTGGCCCCGCCTACGCCGGGAATGGACGATCCCCCCTTCCCGCCCTCCATGCGCACCATGACTGGGTTGGTGAGCGAGCCGGGCCGGATCGGTCCCGTGACGCCCCAGCTACCCGAACCTGTCGGCGAGAGGAAGCTCCCAACGGGTCCCGGTATCTTCGATGTGAGTCCACCCAACGGCGTGTGACGCGAGGCCAGCGTCAGAGCTGCCCCGCCCATCAACCCGCCGCCGAGAATGTCCGCAAGCTGTTTGTGGTCCTTGATGAGTTCCTCGACGGGCGAGAGCATCGCCTCGAAGACGTGCAGCGTCTCGTTCAGAACCGGCAGTAGGCCCGTGCCGAGACCGATCTCAAGGTCATGGACCTCTTTCTTGAAGATCGCCCACTGAGCCGCTGGGCCTTCCTCCATCTTCTTGCCGGCCGTTTCAACGGTACCCGTAGAGGTCTTGAGCACCGATTCCATCGAAGAGAGCGAGACCTTGCCCTGGTCGAGTGCCCTTGCGAAGGCAGGACCCGCCCTGCCACCGAAGATCGCTATGGCCTCGTTCATCCGTTCCGCTGGGTTCCTGGCTTCCTCCATCGCCTTGAACTCGGACTGAATGACCTTCGCCACCGTGGCATGGACGCCGCCGGCCTTGCTCAATGTGGTGTTGAGCGTCTCGTACTTTTCAGTAGCCGTGACGACGGCGGCCTTGGCGGCCAGCAGGGTCGCGTTGTGCGTCGCCTGAGCCGCTGCCGTCTTGGGCGACTGGGACTCCAGGGCTGCCAGCCTGGCCTTGGTGGCATCCAACCTCATCTTATATTCACCCAAGACGTGCCCAGCCTGTCCCACTCCCTGAGAGGTGACGACACCAATCTCCTTGGAAGCGGTCTGCACGGCGCGCATGAGCCCACGCGAGACCATCCCGGTCGAGATGCCGGCCTCCTGGAACGCGCCGAACAGCGCGAGAGAGGACTGGAAGCCGAAGCCCATCGCCTGAAGCGCGGGGCCGAACCGCTGGAGAGTGGACTCAAGCTCTGAAGCGGGCTGTTGGGTCTTCTGCGCGACCGCGAGGAACTCGTCCATGACCTTGTTCACTTCAGTGCCCGGCACACGGTAGGCGATCATGGCGTTAGCCAGAGTGTCGATCGCCGACTTGGCTTCCTGGCCGGTCGCCTTGGCGAAGAACAGCATGTCCTTCGTGGACTGGCCGAGCACCGGACCCGTCTCGTTGAAGCGCTTGCGCAAGATCTGCGCAGCAGCAGCGGTTTCTTCTAATGAGAACTCCGTCGTACGCGCGACTTCGCGCACCGTGCCCATGAAACTCTGAAGGCTCTTGCCGGAGAGTCCGGTTGAGGCCGCCACGGACCTTTCGAGCTTGTCGAAAGCAACCGCCGCCTTCACGCTCATCACCACGAACGTGGTGCCAACCCCGAGTATCCCGGCGGCCGCCATGTCCGTCGCCTTGCGCAACCGTACGTGAGAACCTTCGGTGAGCGCCATCTCGCGTTGTAGTGACTTGTGCTGCTGAGTCAACACGCCCATTTCCGCCGCTTGCAGCTTCGTGGCCGCACCCGACGCAGTGGTCGCCTTGGTCAGCTTCGCCATCTGCTCCTCAGTCCGTGCGATTTCCACGGCCTGTTGAGCCTTCACGAACTCCAACGGCTTATGGGAAGACAGCGAGTTCATGTTCTTCGAGAGGCCGGAGAGTCCGGTGTTGCCGAGGTTCGCCAGCTTCGTGATCTCAGCGCCCACACCACGGAAGACCGCCGATGCCTTGTCATCTGCGCTGACGACGTAGCTGAGCGTCTGCTGTGCATTGCCCACGGCGGTACCTCCTTTCTCGCACGAACAGCCGCGAACCCTCGCTCAGATTCGCGGCTGTCGTCTCATCCTTTCGCCCGACTTTCACCGCGCATAAAAGCGCGGAAAATGGCGTCCAAGCCAGCGGGAAGCTCCTGCTGTTCAAGCCAAGAGCATTGGCGACCCATGAGCACCCATTCGCCCCAAAGACCGACGACGGTCCGGTCGTCGTCGTCTAGTCGGTGGACGGCTGGGCGTCCCCCGCTACAGACGAGCCGCGCCCACTCTTCGGCCGGGCCCCCTTCACGGGCGAGCTCTCTTTTCCCACTGCCTCGCCCCGCGCGGTTTCGACAGCCACGCTGAGGCATTCGTCGATCCATGCGGCGTCCAGAGCATCGAGGGCTTCGTAATCCTCGACCTTCGGCGTGCCACCCTCGAGCGACCAGCCGACGGCGAGCAGCTCGAAGACCTTCGGGTCTCCACCCAAGGACTTACCGCGTAGGATCACGCCCTCCGGCGCGACAATCCGCTCGACGCCCGTCGAGTCGTTGATCTGTGCGTCCTCACGCTTCGAGAGCGCGACCCTCAGCTCGATCCACGCATCGTCAGCGTCGCGTTTGACTCGACCCTCGCCGAGATCCTCGCCGCGCGTGAATCGCCTCGTCCTTGTTGCATCGACTCGTTTCAGTGACACTTTGCCTGCCCACCTTTCGTCGTTATGGGACGCGCCGCCAGATGTGCCTGGTGACGATCATGCTCACAAGCCCATGCGAGACACCGAAGGCTCTCGCCAACTCCGTCTGTATCGCTGGCGTATCGCGGTAAAGTCGGCGCAGCTCGATCACATCAGCCTCCGCGAGCTTTGCGCTGTGATGTGTCTCTCCACGAGAGCGATTGACTCCCGCGTGGTGACCCCAGAAATCCCCGCGATCCTTCGCCACCATGTCGTCCACGTTGACCTTCTGCGTCCCGAGGAACAGATGGGATGGACCGTGCTCATCCGCGAAAGCCTTGACGCATGGACGATTGTCACAGTGGTGAAGGGCATTGAGGCCATCGGGAATAGGCCCGTGCTCCAGCTCCCATGCGAGCCGATGCGCGGGCACGTGGCCACCGTCTCGGCAGGCCGAGCCATAGCCACCGCCAGCCGTACCGCCCGTCCACACCCAGCACGGTCCTAGCTCCGGTCGGTGCGCCGGGATCGGGCCGTCCTTGTTCACCTTGGGCCAGAAGCTCGCCCCTGGTCCGGGCGGTACGTAGGCAGCGATAGCGGCATGCACCGCCGGCCACCGCTTAGGCCGCACTCGTTGGATGCCCTTTTCCCAATTGCAGAGCAGGGCGCGCGAGATACCCAAGGTGTCCGCCAGCACGAAGGGCGGCATCCCCGCTGCTTCGCGCTCCACACGCAGGATCGCCCCATCGGGCAGCGGGTCGGCACGCCTTTCCTTCGTGACCGCCGCCTTGTAGTGGGTCGCGCATAGACCGCGACCAACGGTGGAACTAGAACACCCTTGATAGCTACATGTCGCGGTCACGCGGCCATGTTAGCACACATCCGACGTTAGCGTTAGCTAACAGTAACTTCCCACATCTCCGTTGACCCATTCGCTCGACAGCTCGTTTGAACCTTCGACTGTCGCTGAGAACGTCATCGACTGTTCGATCACGTCCGAAGCGGCCGGGTCATCCCAAACGCCCATCGGGCGCAAGCCGGGGATCGTGAACTTGACGCTGTAAGGGACATTCGATCCACCGATGAGTGCCGCTGTCGTCATAGTGATGACGATGCCGCTCGTGAGCTTTTTGTTCTTCGCTTCGATCCAGTCGTTGTAGAACGTGGTGGAAAGAAAGTCCAGGTTCGTCGTGAGCGTCACTTCACGCCGTGTCGGAACCAGACGAGCAGCGGTCAGTAGACCGTTCGACGAGAACACACGCACCGTTTTGTTGAGTAGCGCGATAGTCGTGTCCTTGAGTTCCGTGTTGGACAGTCCCTTGTAGCTGAACGCCAGCGTCGAGAAGTCAAACGGCTGGATCGTCGAGTAGGTCGGTACCAAGTCTCCCGCCGAGGGAGCGCCAGGCGTCGCAGGGGTCGCCTCCTTCTGGAGGATAAGCAGCGCCTCAGCTTCGATCAATGTCTGGTTAGTCGCCTTGATCTGGAAACGATCGACGATACCCCCAGAGAACTGGCGGGCCAGAACCTGCTCGCCGGGGATGATGTCGTCATCGAGCTCAACGCTGCACGACGGGCACTGCGCCTGCGGAGTCAAAGCGTGGTGCGCCGCGCCGGCACTCGACGTGTAGGCGTCAGAGCCCGACCCGAACGCGTACGCGCAGAGGTTCGACCAGACGACTGGGATCAGCGGCCCGGTCAGGGTGACTTCCGTCTCAAATTTGACGGGCACGTCAGCCCTCTGACCACGATACCCGACGGACTCTTCGGGGCGCGTGACCGCGAGGTTACTGTTTGGCTTGGCGATACACGGTACGAATAGGGTTGGTGCGACGAAGGTGCCGAAGACGGCCTCCTTGGCCACCCCAACCACTCTCTCGCTCTGGATCGGGCTCATAGCTCTAAGCCTTTCTGTCGGTTTTTGGTCGCCCGGAGGCGTCGGGTTTGTTCTTCTCAACCGGCTCCCAGTCCCTTGCGCGCGCATACTGCGGCACGAGATGGTCTGGGACGGGGTAGGAGCCGCCCGGTTCGACGTCCCCGACATGAGGACTGAACGCAGGGGCACTCCCTGTGTAGCGGAACTTCACGGACATGGGAGTCCTTTCTGTTAGCGGCGGCGGCGCTGCTGTGCTTGGAGAGTGATGCGCAATGCCCTATAGACATCGCTTTCGATCGTCTGGAGCACGTAGGTCGTCTCGACGATCGTGGTCGTTATGACCTCGCCCCCGAGGGTGATGTTTTCTCGCAGCGCTATTCTGATCCGGTCCTGTAGCTCCATCGCCGCTCTGTAGCCCGGCTGCTCAAAGTAGGGTGGTTGAGTCCCGAGCGAATGCTTGGAGAGTGGAGAAGATTCCGGCGGAGCGGCTTCGATCGGCTGAAGGTGAGCGTGGGGTTGTACAGCGACAGTAATCGGTACGAGCATCGCGTGATCGTCGAGTCCATGCGATCCGCCAGGCAAGCCGCCCGTCGATCCCTGAGCCGTCATCCAAGGGATATTGTCGTTGCGTGGCGCGATGTAGCCGAACGGAGTCTGTTGTGGTGCGCCCATCCCAACATCCCCGATGATCCATGCCACTTCGCTCGTGTGTTCGTTCGTGGCGAGCATGTACGCCAGCATGTCGAGAAACTCTTCGAAGCTCGGCGTGCCCGAAGGTGCGGGTAGGGTCATTACAGGCCTTTCATCAAGATCTGGCCCACTGCATGCACCATCTCCTCAGCCGGCGGCCAGATAGGCCGGCCCGGTAGATGCTCGCTGCCTTCGGAAAGCACTACTGGGATCTGCCAGCCATCGTTCTCCCAGTCCACGAGCATCACGACCTGGTGGTAGTTCCCCGAACCACCGACAGCGATCGCTGTAGATTTCATCGGTGGAATCGGCCCGCTCACACCAGCAGTACCGATCGTAGGGTTGCCGATCATCGGATGTGTGGCGGCATGTACGAACAAGCGCTCGGAATAAGGGCCGTTCGGGGACGTGGCGGACTCGTAAAGGTTGCCTTCGGCGTAGAGCACGCGGGCTGCTTCGGGGTACCCCTGTGATTCCTTCTTGGCGACCGTGGACTCAGAAAGCGCTGGCCAGGACCCATCGCCCTCGGTATCGAAACGATGCGCGGTCTGCATGTAGATGTAATCCGATGCTTGCTCCAGTCGGACGTCGATCTGCTCTATGTGCCTAGCGTGCAGCTCGAGGGCGGCAACCATCTGAGTAGCGCCCGTGCTCTTGAGTCCGAACATGGAGACCTCCTGTCACTCGCGCTCACTCACGTAAAACGCACGATGTTGTAATCCGATGGCGAATCGGCGACGTCCGTTCACGACATAGACGATGGCCGTGTTGTCACCCATCTGGTCAGTGCGAGTGCCGGTGCGCAGCTCGTCTTCCTTGAGCAGTTCCAGCCATCTCGGAACCCACACCACATGCGTGGATTCAAGGCTGAATGCTTGCATCCGGTCGAAGCTCGACACCGGCACGATCTGGCACGGGATGTCCGCGAACACCTGCTGCTTGGAGCGCACGTTGACGCCCTTGGAGGGTTCCGCAACCGAACGGTAGATCGAGGCGCGTGCGGTCAGTGGAAGCACGGCTAGCCCACGTTCAGCGAGGCGAGCTTGCCGGAGCGTTCAAGGAAGCCGAGGGCCGCGTTGAGGCGGTCCACGGCCCCTTCGCCCCACGTACTGTTCGCCCACTGCACGAGAGCGTCCCGCGTGGCATAAGGGTTCGCTTGGACGTACGTGTAGAGACTGCTTGAGTCCGCGAGAATGCTGGCGGCCACATCCGGCGTCAGGCCCAATTCGGCGAGCTGAGCATCGGTCAGGAACGCTTGTGCGCCTTCCGAACCCGGGGGGACCGGCGGCGGCTTAGGTGGCTTCTTTGCTGCCATTTGGCTTCCTCGCTTCCGCTAGTACGCCGCCGCCCTCGTGACTAGAGCGGATGTCGATGACCTCCAAGCCGGCAGCCTCGATGATCGGTCGCATCTCCGATAGCGTGAACGCAGCACGGTGAACATCGGCGTGATAGGACTGTGATCCGCACAAGCGCTCCGAGCATTCGGCCCAGGTGTTCTTTCCGGATTCGTAGTCCGCCAAGATCCCGCGCACATCCGGCACAATCACCGTGAGCTTCCCTCCGGGTGTCAGGATGCGTGCCCACTCCGTCAACGTCTCGTGGGTCTTGAGGACGTGCTCTAGGACGTTGCAGGCGTAGATCTCCTCGAAACAGTCTGCGGGTAGGCCGGTGAGGCGCATGTCGCACTGGTGCGTGGTTGGGTTCCCGCGCTCTGACCAGTCGTTGATGTCGAGTTGCTCCCAGTCGGGGTGCGCGGGGGACGGCCCTCCGCCGATCTCTAGGCGCCTTACCATGTCGCGGGCTCGTAGCCGTAATCGTGAAGGTGCCACTCGCGGAGCTGCGCGACGCGCTGGGCGTCAGGCTCCTTCTCCTGTGCATGGACCACAAGCGAATCGTCTATGCGGGCGAAAGCGCCTCCTAGGCGCTGAACGCGCTCGGGTAGCTCGCAATCCTGAAGCCAGTGCTGGTAGCGCTCATCGTAACCGTAGCCACCGATGCGTTCGTAGCCGGCGCGCGAGAATGCGTAGCACCAGGGGTTGAGTGCCCAGTTAGTTCCTGCCGGGTCGGTAGCCGACACGACCCAGTAGTCCTTCTCCGCGTCGGCGAGCGCGCTCAGTAGGGGCGGCAGCCAGTCGCCCTGTACGACCGCATCATCGTGAAGCACGACTAGGACATTCGCCTCGGCGCTCCTGAGGCCGCGGTTGACCCCCCATGTAGACCCGCGTGATCGCGCGCCGTTGTCGATTACGAGCAGCTCGTAGTCGATGCCAACGGTATGGGCATGGACGGCTTCGAGGCACCGCGTTAGAAGGTTGAGGCGAGGCCACGTCGGCACGACGATGGATACCTCGGGCGTGGCCTCGCCCACTCGCTCAGCCTCCAGCCACAGAGGCGATGCCAGCAAAGACGCATGGCAGGAGGACGAAGGTGGCGATGCGCTTGAGGCGACTCATACGGTGATCCTTTCTCTAGGTGGATGCTGCGTAAGCACTGCGGCATATCGCTCCAGGTGCAGCTCCGCGACCCGATCCCAGGAGCACTCCTCAACGAACGGTGGCGATAGGCTTTGCACCATCGAACGCTCCAATGCCGCGATGTCCGAGAGCTTGTGGACACCGTAGCCAGATGGGATCTCACGGAACCATGTCGTGTCGGACAGGAAGACTGGTCTGCGGGTAGCGATCGCTGTGCGCGCCGCCTGGCTCGACCCGGCGGAGTCCACGTCGTCATACCAAAGGACGATCGCGTCGGCTTCGCGGAGCCATTCGTGCAGCTCACTCTGGGTCAACCATCGTCTGTCGCCGAAGCTCGCCTCGAACTTCCAGCCGTGGCGGTCGCAGATGGCGCAGATGACATCCTCGCGGCTGCGTCCGAGGCCGAACGTGCGCACCAGCGGCGGCACGTCCTCGACACCGAACGGGATCACATCCCCGCCGGTACCAGTGTCGGCACGGTGACGGAACTGCAAATCCCACGGGCCAGGCATGTCGGGCGGAATGCACGAGTCGTGATAGGTGATCGCCGAGACGCCACCGTGACCGTTGAGGAGCCGTTGTAGACGCTGACGGTGGTAGAGCACAACCTCGTACTGACAGTGGATCACGTCGAGGCCAAGCCCTAGGATCGCCTCAGCGTCAAGCTCGCGGTGTCCATATCGGTTCCACATCTCGACATCGAAGCACGGCAGGACTTGAAGGTCTGTCGGGTCTTCGACCACTTGGCGCTCGTCATAGTTGCGCGACGCGAGGACCGTCACGTCAGCGCCAGCGCGTGCTAGGGCGTGGGCGAGATGACGGCTATAAGTGGCGATCCCACATTGCGTATCGAACGTCGTTAGCAGCCCGATCTTCATGTCGCCATCCTGTGCTTATCCTCCTCCGCGCTCACCCCCCACTTCTGGCGGTAGCGCTCCAAGTCTTCCGAGCAGACAGACCCGAGCTCGGGGTGTTCGCCGGTTGTCGCGTTGAGCTCGTGGACGATCGGGACGGGCAACATGACCTTGATTGGCGGGTGCCCAGCCTCGATGAGCCGGCGGGCAAGGTCGATGTCTGACGCCCACAAGACGAACTGCTCATCGAACCCACCCAACTCCTCGAAGGCGTCGCGGCGCAGAAGCAGGCAGTAAGGAGCGAACACCTGCGGGCCGTCCGTGTGCGTCATGTCCGGCGTGCAGGCCCAGATGCCGGCCCTCGCCTGCTCAAGCAGTGGCTCGATCCAACCTTCAGCGACCTCGATGTCATCGTTGAGGGCCAGTAGAAACTTGCCTCGGGCAGCGCGTAGGGCTTGGTTCATTGGTGTGGTGTAGCCCCTCGCCTCGCTGCCCGAGTCAACTATTACGACCTCGTAGTTCACGGGTGTGTGCGCCTCGATCGAGCGCAGCAGCCGCGTTAGACGGTCGTATCCCCGCAGAGTGGCTATTCCGATTGACAGGTCAGGCGGCGAGAGCAACAGACCCACCCGACAGCACCTCATCACGGCAAATCACTAGCGGGTTCCAGTCGCAGTCGCGCTCGATCTTGGCGGCTATCTCCTCGCGCCAGTTCCAGGCATTTATGAGGATCACGTCAGGCTGCTCGACCGACAAGTGCTCCGGCGCGAAGATCGGGATGCGTGCGCCCGGCAGATACTTGCCCTGCTTGGAGGGCGTAGAGTCAACGATGAACTCGATCGTCTCGGGACCGATGCCGCAGTTGTGAGTGACGATCCCATCGCCCACATAAGTATGATCGTCAGCCACCACAAGCGAATAGATGATCCCCTCGTAGTGCTCGCGCGACACACTACACGGGGTCCAGTTCGAGTACGCCGCGCGCGTCCGTTCATCGCAATGAGAGTCTGGGAGCAACACCTGCATGCCGCTACGCAAGTTGGCTGCGGCAGTCGTAACTCTGACGTGGTGGCGACCCCACGTACGGTCAGCATTACGAAGAAAGGGGGCATCCATAAGGAGAGCGTGCGCATCAAGGCATTCCCTCGCGCGATGGCTGTTTTCCCCGATCTCTCTCCAGAACCGATCTAGCGGCAGGCCCGTCGATCGCGAGCCATGATTGATAAAGAGGGCATCGGGGAGTCCGAATCTCGCTGCAACCAGAGCCTCCGCGACCAGCGCTTCGGCCTTTGTGGCATGCACTGATAGAACCCAAATCTCGTCAGCCTCCTGCTGATCCAAGCGGCGCAACGGCCCGTTCCCAGTCTTACCAAGGCGCCAAAGGCACTGCCCCACGCGGTACTGGTCATTGCGTCGCATGAGATAGACGACGTACTCGCCTTCATCTAGGGACTGACCGAGGACTACAATGCACTCGTGGTTCGGCGCGTAGCGGCTGCGATACTCCCCGGCTTCGACGACCACAAGATCGCCATTGTGTGTACGCGTCTTGATGTCGTCGATAGGCTTTCCACGGAGCGTTAGACCCCGATCCTGCTCGCCCCGCACGGAAGTTTTAAGTGGACGCCACGTAACAACGCGGTCACCAACGGCCAAATCCTCGATGGCGACCTCTTGCCACTCCATCTTTGGTCGTCCGCCACGCATGCCCTTCTTGGACGGCTCCCGAGGAACCCTGACCATCGTCCCCGCTGGCTGACAGTAGGACAGGAACGTAGTCGCCTTGGCTGGCGCGCCGTAGCCTGCGATGCGCTTGCCTTCGTGGCGCAGCGCGGTCAGTAGCTCCAACATCCGCTGCTTGAGCTGCGCAGGCTTGTCGGCATAGGCATGGTGGTAGTCGAGTGTGCAACCCGTCTCGCCGACGCCTACCTGGAACTTACCCGGATGGCCCGCGTAGACGCGCCAAGAGCCACCATGGACCGGCAACGCTTCGGATTGGAAGGCGTGCAGCCCACGGCGCTGCAACGCATCACTGAGCGTGTTCAGCGTGAAGTACGAGAAGTGCTCGTGATAGATCGTGTCGAACTGGTTGTGCTCGATCAGGTTGACGAGCGACGGGACCTCGATCGACACGACACCGTCCGGTGCTAGGACCGTCTTGATCCCGTTGAGGAAGTCGTCGAGGTCCGGGACGTGCGCGAGCACGTTGTTCGCCACGATCATGTCAGCTTGGTAGCCACCGGCGACCAGTTCGTCCGCCAGCTCCGACGTGAAGAATCGGTCGATCGTCGGTAGACCTTCCAGCAGTGCTTGACGGGCTACGTTGCGAGCCGGCTCGACGCCGCAGACCGTCACGTCCCAACGATGGAAGGCTCGCAGCATCGTCCCATCGTTTGAGGCGATCTCAAGGACTCGCTCTGGCTGGAAGCGCTGGACAGCCTTCGTGGCGAACTCGTCGCAGTGCTTGACCCACGTCTGTGACTGGCCCGAGAAGAAAGCGTAGTCGCCGAAGATCTGCTCGGGCGTCTGAAAGACAGGTAGTTGTACGAGCAAGCACTCCTCGCAGATGTACGGTCGCAGCGGATAGTGCGGTTCGGGCTCGTCGAGCTGGTCTGTACGTACGTAGGCGTTCGACAATGGCGACGTGCCGAGATCCACGAACACTCGCGTCAACTCTGCTTGACAGTTACGACACGTCATCGCTATCCATCCGCGACTCGATGTTGTACGTCCCGTCCTCGGGATCGCGCTCGACCCACAGGGAAATGTCATCGCCGTTCTCGATCTCAAGCGTCATCACTCCGACCTCCCGTAGCTCTGCGATCACCGTCTCGCGCAACTGGTCCTGTTCGGCGTAGATCTCATGCTCACGGTCCGCGAGTTTATGCAGCTCGCAGAGCAGGTCGGCGTAGCGAGCGATGTCGCCTATCGCTGCGGACCGTTCGGCCATCACACGGGTGGATCGTAGGTTCCCCACTTCCCGAAATAATACTCTGCATTCCGGATGCCTGCGGTGTCCGGTCCGGTGCGACGTGATCGGGTGCTCATTCCTTGGTGGAAGACCTGGGACCGTGGAGTGATTACAACGCGATAGCCAGCGTTGAGGACGCGCCTGTTGAAATCCCAGTCCTCCCGCCCGCCTATTTCCACGAAGCCCTCGTCGAACAGTCCGATCTCCCGTAGGACGCTCGCCCGGACAAGGTATGCCTGCTCGTGTCCGTCAATCATCGTCTCGGGGATTGTGTCGCGCGTGTTCGCCGCGCAGACCTTCCCGACCGTCGGCCAACAGCGCAGCTCGTGCAGCAAGCCTTTGAGCCACTCGGGATCGTTGAAGCGCATGTCCGGGTGAATCCACCCGACGTACTCGCAACCGTCAGCAAGGGCCTCGCGGAACATCCGGTTGAGCGACTCCGTGAGCGACAGGGTTGGTCCCGGCGCGTTTAGTCGGTAGATGCGGAACTCGCCCCCCGTCTGCTTCAGCGTCGCCAGCATCGCCTCGACCTGCTCCTCATCGCCGGGCATCGTCAGCAGCACCAGTCCGACCTTTGGTGGCTCGGGTTCTGACTCGCCCTGCAACGCCACCGGACAGACCGGGTAGTCCTCGATCAAGTCCGCCACGGCTGGCGGATAGTCCAGCGTGAAGCGTGTGGCCACGCTCACCCGGTCGTCGATGATGTGCTCGGGGTTCTGACCCGCATAGTGCTCGGGTTCGCCTTCGATCTCGCTGTAGCGCCGCCAACGCTCGAAGACATTGGGCTGCGGACGGAGGTAGGAGAAATGAAGATATCTGTAGTCGGCGACCACGGGATTGCGTCGAGTCGTGTGCAGCTGCTCATGGACCTTGCCGACGAACTGCGTGTCTGGGTACTTGCGGAAGACGATCTCGCGTGGGTAGACCGCTTGCACGGCATCGCGGTAGCACACGAAGTGATGGAAGGCGGCTGTGATCGAGTCGGCACCGTTGGCTAAGTAGTAGCCACAGATGTCGCGCCACTCCGGGAAGTGGACTTCATCGCCGTCGAGAATCATCACGAAGTCGCCGTCGGGGACCCACTCCAAGCCCTTATTACGCGCTGCCGCGAAGTCAAGACCGGGCTCTGGCATCGTGCTCGTGAGCAGTTTCTTCTCAGGGACCACCGATCGTACGATCGCCATGTTGCGAGCCGAACCCTCGGTATCAGGCGCGGTCTCGACGATCACGAAGTAGTCGCACCATCCGACGGACTTGAGTGCTGCTTCGAGGAACGGCTCATCGAGATCGCTCAGTAGGACTTGTGCGCCGATCATGTTCCCGCCATCCCCTCGATCACGTCCAACCACCGCCGAGCACACTTGCCCCAGTTGAACTCTTGTGCGACGAACTCAGCGCCTGCTAAGCCCCTCGCGTTCGCCGCCTGCCTATCCTCAAATACCTCGCGCATCCTGCGCCTGAGATCGGCGACGCTCGGCCGTGCGAAGTTGCCGATTGGCTGGTGCCCGGCGACGTTCGCGTCGTAGCTCGAACACGATGGTGGCGCCGGCTCCAAGCACTCAACCTCGACCGGGTAGCTGTAGGACTCGTCCGCGATCTCTTGCAGGCCGCCCCAGTCCGTCAGGATCGTCGGGAGGCCGGTAGCCATCGCCTCGCGCGGGGTGAGACCGGACGCCTCACCACGGGACGGCGCAAGGAAACAGTCCGCCGTGCCGTAGAGTTCGCGCATCTCCTCCCGCGTGGCGTCTCCGGCGATCACTCGGATGCGGGGATCGTCGAGTCGCTCATCTCCCACGTCGAGGAAGTTCCGGCGCGTCTTGAGGATCAGCCGTACATCCTCGCTGCCGAACTCCTCACGGAAGGCTCGAACCGCGAACTCCGCACCCTTGCGGTAATGCAGCATTCCAGTCATCAAGAACGTGAACGGACCCTCGTGCTCTCGCTCCACGGGTCGGTAGAAGTCGATATCGACTCCGAGCGGCACGACCTTGACCGGCACGTCTAGCTTCGCCTGGAATGCTTCGCGGCAATGCTCTGACGGGACGATGATCCCGTTCGTCGCGTTGCAGCACGGTATCCAGAACGGTGGGATCGAATCCGTCTCGAACATGGTCGAGCCGAGCGTGACCCGAGAGCGGAAGCGCGTAAAAGCGAAGGGAAGGAAGTGGACGATCACCGTGTCTCGGGTGATCTGCGGTGCTTGAAGATCGAGCAGCTTGGGATCGGTGTAACGCGGGTCCTGCCAATCGTGTGAGATGAACTCGACGTCTGCGCCCAACTCAGTTGCAGCGAGCACCATCCGCTCGGCGCTGACTCCGTAGCCATCGGCGGATGCGAGGGGAGCCACCACTGAGAATGGCCTCATACACAAGCCTTCAGACGACCGTCTCCGCAAGGGGCAGGATCGTTGTGCGCGGACGTGATAAGCGCCTGCTCATCCATGTAGTGAGTCGCGTACAGGTCCGTGTCCCACAGACACTCGTATCCGAGCCGATCAAGGTCCTGAGCGAACCCCATATCCTCGCCGCATTCGTGAAAGGCATACTTCGCCGTCTCGACCACTTGCCGACGCATCGCCACGGCAGCCATCGGAATGTCTATCGGGATGACGCCGTGCGCCTCCTTGGCTGTCGCGCGCCGCCAAGCTCGGTCAGGACTGCCGGGCTCTCCGCCGGCCCACCAGCCCGCATTGAAACACTCGGATGCTGCGCCAGTCGGATGGAGGTACGTGAGCGGTGCCGCAACTGGTGCCCGCTCAAGCAGCTCAAGCAGACGCTCTATCGTGGTGGGATCTTCGAGCATCAGATCCGTGTCGAGCGAGATGAACACGTCCGGATCGCGCTTCTGCACCATTTGGAGCAGTCGGTTACGTCGCCAAGCGAAATCGCCGTACACGAACCTCGTCTCTACACTGGCACGCTCCATCCTCGGCACGTAGCGGGTCTGGTCGATCGCGTAGGAGAGCTTCGCTTGCGGCACATGGTCATGGATGATCTGCCGTGATTGATCGTCGCCCACCTCACCGATGACAAAGACGAACTCGTCCGGCACGCGGGTCTGAGAGTAGATGCACTGAAACCACTTTGGGAGCGACCAAGCTCGCGCCGCCACGGGTGCTCCGACGACGACCTTCATCAGCGGAGAGGCTCGTAACCGGCGATGTTGAGCCCTTCGGATTCCGAGACGAACGCTTCTTCCTTCTCCGCCCCGCGCGAGTAGTACGCGAGTCGGTCGGCCTCGGCTCGCGCTTCGAGTTCCTTGGCTTGCGTCGCATAGGACTTTGCGAGGTCTGAGAAGTTGATGCCCGTGTCGCCGGCCTTCTGGTCAGCGATGTTCGCGGTGCGCATCAACGCGCGTAGGGACAGGGCCGAGGCGTACCGTGTCAGAGCGCCAGTGAGACCGTCGGGAACTTCAGCGACCGCATCGAACTCTCGCAGCCACCGTCGGGATTCTTCTACGAACTGGTCGATCTCACCATCACTCAGATACTGCCATGCGTAGCTCACGAGCAGTTCTTTGACGGGCGCGTGCGCCAACGTGAAGTTGCCGTAGGCGTCCACGTCCTTGGTTGGCGATGTCGGGGTCCACGCGCCGTCTACGAACGCGACAAGCGTTGCGGGGACCGCTGTGACCGTCATGTGCTCCTGTGTCGGCACGAGGTCATAGCGGACCTGGAAGACGGTCTGCGTAGGCGTTGCCGCTATGGACACCTGATCCGTGAGCGGTTCGAGACGGACCATGTTAAACGGGACGGGTGTCGCGTCGAGCGTGCTCAGGCCGTCGCGTATCTGGTGGCGAACCGCATTGCGGGCGGTGAGGACTGTCGCGTTTTCTGGCATCGGCTCACCTACCTTTCACGCAAAGGGGCAGCCCCGGAGCAGCATCCTCGCGGCTCCAGCCAGATCGAGTGTGGTCGCATCACAGCCACCCGATGACGAGCATCGGAGCACCGGCTGCTTGATCGGAAAGAGTAGTGGCAAAGGTGGCCGGTAGTGTAGTTATTGAACCGATGTATTGAGATTGAGTAGCGAGGGTAAAGGCATCAGACAAGCTACCATTCGCGAGCCACGGGTTCCTTACGGTAGTTCCGTGAGCACTGATTTGTGCCGCCGTGGTGGCACTCTTATCAAGGTAAGCGAGCCAATAGAGCCCAGGGACAAGCGCCAGCGGAGTGCTAAGTTCTCCCGTGACAATCCCGGTCGATGTATTGCTGACACTTACCGATCCCAAAAGCTTACCCGCGTTACCTAGACCATTGTCTGAGTAAATACCAAGTTCGGCGGTCCCGTTACCGACCGTCGAAACGGAAATGGACAGTGACTTGATGCTCCCCCCATTCACCAGGGAGAAGGGTATAACGTGTGCGTCTTTTGTCGCGAAGGTGACGCCAATAAGCGCCCCCAGGGCTATCTGGCTGTACCGTCCGGAGTGGGCTGAAACTCCGTAGCCGTATCCTGTACTAGGTTGTCTTACGTCGGAGCATTCGACGAGTGTCATCCCAAGCTGGCTTAGATCGACATGAGCGCATTTGGTCAGCACTCCGAGAGAGCCCAAGGTGCCGGCCCCATAACTCTCGTTGATACCTATTGACAGACCGTTGACTCCCGTGACGACAATAGGAGTAGTCACAGAGTTGTCGATTTGATTCCCCGCTATTATCACCCTGGAGAAGGAGCCCGCCGCACCTGCAACCACCACATTTACCCCGGCAGTTGCGCTATCGGTCCCCATCTGATTACCAATAATCTGAAGGCGCTGCAACGTACCGTTTGTGAGTTCACCGCTCTGTTTAACATTGACCGCCGCCGTGGCGAAACCCTCCAGCGAGTTATTAGAGATCAAATAATCGAGTCCTCCCACACCATCCGGCACAGCAATATCAATGCAGTAAGATCCTGTGGCATTCGCCAGCATCTTACATGAGGAGATCTTGATGCCTTGGGCTCCGCCTTCAATGCGGGTAACGGCGCCGGTAGGCACCCTAGCCGATCCGGCACCAGTGAACCCGTTCCCGAGAACCGCCCCAAGGAGGGTAAAGTCTCCGGAGTTCCCGCCTATCCGCAAACAGTTGGCGACAGCATTGACCGCAGCGGTACGGGAACTCATGGACCAGTCGCTACCATTCTGAATGTCGAAGTTTCGATAGAACCCCTTGACCGCTATGTCGTAGCGACAGCCGCTCCCCCCGGAACTGACCAGAACACCCGCCCCGGCGGTGGGGGTAGTAGCGGTGCACTCAAGAGCGAAGTCATCTAGAGTCACCCCGCTAGAGGTAATTGTGACTGGCGTCGCCGTCCCAGAAGTACAGATGACATGGGTCGGGGGAGCCGTCGCGGACCAAGCAGGATCGGGTAGGCCAGTGCCCGCGATCTTACACGGCTTGTTGATGGTGATCCCATTGGTCCAGTCGAAGGGGACCGAACCCGTTGCTGGCAGCAAGATCATCCCACCCGTCGCAGGGAGAGCAGCCAAAGCAGAGGCGAAGTTGGCACAGTCCGTGGCGGAACTACCGGAGGGGGCAGAAATGCTGGTTATCACACCAAGCACGCTCGTGGGCTTTAGCTTCCCGCTCGATCCCTGATAGGCGAGATAGTTGCCATCGACGATGCCCGTCGAGTCGATATCCTTGGGGCTCGCGCTACTATCGCTTACCACCGAGAGCGGAACTTGCGATGCGGTCAAGTGGGATTCGCTGTCGAGACTCGCCACACCGCTCGCGGCACCCTTTTCGGATTGTGCTATGTACGGTCCAACCGGCGACGGAGGGCCGACTTGCAGCGCTGACGGTTGACTGATCGTTATGCCGAGAGGTTCGTTCATGGGAGCTTGTATTCCATCGTGCCGTCCAACGGGAACCACGTCACGCCAGTCTTCGTGATGCTCAGGAAGTAGTGCGCGTTGGTGCCGGCTTGAACTTCGGCGGTCTGCGCTGGGGTCATCGTGATTTCTATCTTGCCTTCGGCCACCGTGACTGTCAGGCCGCTGCCGCTCGTGAGCGTGAGGACGCCTTCGATCTTGAGTTCGACCGTGTAACCCGTCAAGTTGAAATGTTTCGTGTGCGCCGCGTCTTCCCACAGTTCGATAGTGCGTTCAAACGTGCCACCGACATAGACGACGAGCGGTTCGTGTGCCGGCGTCAACATTTAGCGATCTCCTTGCAACGCGGACACACCGGACCACCGGAGCGGACGAGAGTCGAGCAGATCGCACCGCACAGCGCCTTCATCCGGCCCGTAGGCTTGCCGTTCTCCAGGAGCGTGTAGCCAATGTGCTTCAAGGCGACACCTTCCGGGTTCGTGGCTTGCGTACCGGCTGGCTCGCCGTGGTCCTCGGCCTAGACGCCGGCAGACGCACGGGCGCAAGTTGCGAGCGCACACCCTCATCGTCAAAGTTGGTCGGGGCAAGCACGTAGCGCAAGCCCTTCTGAGCACAGTACGCGCGCTTCAACTCGATCTCGTGCCTAAAACGCTGTGGATGCTCGATCACGTCCACCACAACGCCCTTCTCGAAGTAGTAGCGCGAGACAGTCAAACCACCACCACGCATCGAAGACTGATGTACGAGGTCCGCGCGTAGGTCTGGGAAACGGTGACGTGCCGAATACAGTGCGGAACCCACGACAGCGGAGATCGGGTCCTCGGCTTGGCGTTGTGCGATAGCGAACTCGGCTTCCGCGCGCTCCTTAGTCAACGTGTCCATGCCTAGCCTCCAACGATTCGAGCAGTACCCGGATCGGGCACGGCCGTGTAATCCTGGCCTTCATGGTCAGGTGATGCTCTGAGCGCGTCTATCTGCTCGCGGTACTTCGCCAGCAAGCGTTGGAGAACACCGATCTCGACATCGGAAAGCAGGTAGCCGTCTTGGATCGAAGCGGCGATACCTTCGATCTGCGAGTTCTCCAAGTTCGGTGTACCGTTCCCGCGCTCCTGGGCGAGCACGCTGTAGAGGTCCGTCACATCCGCGTACGTCGAAGCGTCCTCGAAGTACACCTGCGGCTGTCCGGGTGCGCCGTAAGTACCCTCGCGGACACGGCCGAGCACACCCTGTAGATCACCCTTACACCAGTCGTCTGTAGCGCGCAGCTCGCTTAGATCCATCGGGCCTCCTAACGCGGATGGGACCGCCAGCGCAAAGCCAGCGGCCCCATCGGTCTCTCAGTTGCCCCGCCAAGCGAAGCGACTGTCGATCATCTGCGTCGCAAAACGCCGACGAACCCTGTAGCGGTACTCGTCCAGCTCGAACGATGTACCCGCCGTCGGGTTCTCCTGGACGATCTCCAGACCCTCACGGTCCTGGAAGACCACGCTCTTCTTGGTCTCCATCAGGAACCATGCGCCGTGGGAATCGTCGAGGCCAGGACCCTTCAGTCCTGGACCACCCAGCTTCGTGGTTGAACCCGGCAGGAAGCGCGACACCTTCGCGGTGTACTCACCCTGCAACGGGTTGATCGTCATCGTCCAGCCCGTCCCACCCGATGAGGCGGTGTTCACGGTCTGACCAGCCGCACCGGGAACAGACGGCTGGAGCGTCGAGTTGAGCAGCTTCAGCACGTTGAACTTGTCCGAGGGCGATACGAGCACCGTGTCGGGCATGACCAGCATGAAGTTGCCGAGCGGGTCCACCATGTTCTGGAGACCCACATCGCCTTCTTCCAAGCCACTCTGAGACAGGCCACCCGGAGCCGAAGGCGTATTGCCGATGGCTGTCGTGTAGCCGGTCGTTGCGACTTTGCCGAACGTGTCAGCCGCTTCGACGATCGCGATCATCACCTGTAGCTCTTCGATGTAGCGCATGAGCTGGCCGAGGTTCGCGGCACGCTGGGAGATCTGTCCCGTCATGTCATCGTCCACCAGTTCCCGCTGGAAGGCCAAGAGACGACCCCACTTGCGGTTACGGACGTGGACGTCCAGTCCGACGATACGACTGTCGGGGAACGGTTCGCCCGGAAGCACTTCTTCGGGGAGCTCCGAGTTGTACAGCGGCGCGTAGAGCTCCTCGTACTTGTTCGAGCTCGTCACTCGCACCAAGTCCTGGAAGATCGTCGGCACCGTCTGGTAGGCGTCGAACATGAACTGTTGGACGCCCGCGCGCAGGAGTTGAGGGAAGCTCGACTCTGCGACGGCCTCGCGCATCTTTCCGACAAGAGACTCGCGGAGCTTCAGGACGGAGAAGTCTGGGTCCTGCCAGTCGATCTGCTCATACGGATCGACTTTGCAGGCTTTCACACAGCTCTGTCGTGTGCTCTCGCGGACCTTCTCGATGCGCTTGGCCTGAATGGTTCTCAGGTCCATCATTAGGTTCTCACTTTCCTTTCAGGCCGTCTAGACGAACTTGGACGGGAACTTGGGCTCGAGCCACACACGCGCATACGTGCCTGCGGCTCCGGTCAGCTTCTCGCCGACAGGCGTAGAGCCCGCAGCGCCTTTCGCGACCTGTGGCGGATCGGTTATGACGAACCCGATGCGGTTGGCTTCGGTCACTCCAACGAGAGTGATCGTCTGCGCGTCAGCGCCCACGGTCACTTCCTGGAAGTCGCCGTAGAACTCGCCGGCGGACGTCTTGAGCTTCACGGCACCCTTACGGGTCACGTTCAGCGCCGCGACGAACTCTTCGCCGTAGACGTTGATCGGCGTAGTGCCCTCGCTGATACCGCAGAAGCCTTTGCCAGCTCCTGCTTCCGCGTGAGCAGGGGTGTCGAGGGACTTCAGGGTCCCGTTGACCGAGTCCCAATACACCAGGTCGCCCTGGTTGATTTTCTGATCGGTCGTGACCGGCAGCGACTTCGGGAAGCGCGGGTCCGCCACGGCCAGATCGAGATTCTGTGGTGTGGTACTCATGTTCTATCTCCTTGGTCGAAGCGGCTCTACGCCGCTGCCTTCTCGGGCTTGGGGACACCAGGACCGAGATCAATGAGACCCTCGCCGGAGGAGCCGGTTGAGCCCGGCACGCCCTCCACGAAGTCCAGGCCGACGGACTCACGAACCCGTGAGACGATCCGCTCTTCGCGCTGCTTCTCGGCGTCGATGACGACCTTCATGGCGGCCTCGTCACGGGCTCCCGACTCGCGGAACTTCGCGAGGAAGAACTCCGTGTCTTCCTCCGGCACTTTGGCCTCGCGCATGACTTTCATGCCGGAGAGCGCCATGTTCACGTCGGCCTCCTGCTTGCGGGCCTCACGCAGGTCACCCTTGAGCTTCTCGTTCTCGGTCTTCAGGGCCTCGTCGGCCTCTGCGCTCGTAGCGGGGATCTTGACTTCGGCCTTCGCGGACTCGCGGAGCGTCGCAACCAACGTCGGTGCGGACTCCTGGAGCTTCTCGACGGTCAACTGACCGAAGTCGGGCTCGGGTGCATCAACCTCAGTCTTGGCGAGCGTGTCCAGCTCGTCGAGCCCCGCAGTGCGCTTCTCATCGGTGTCAGCCTCGCGGAGCTTCCTGGCTGACTCCATCATCTTTGCCTTCAGCTCCTTGAGCGTCATGGCACGTCCTTTCGAGTCGATATTGGTGGCTCGCCTAGCGCGAGCCGACTCCATGAGCCGGCGCACGAACTCGCCGCCAGCTCCAGCATTTGTCACGATGTCCCCACTCGTCGGTCTGACGAGGTCGGCCATCGGACCGAAACTTCCATCGGGTCGTTCACGGTCATCGCCAGCGGCAGCTCCGTACAATGAGATGCCGACTAGTGGTTTGCCGGTGCGGTTGCCCACAGCGGCCTCAGCCAATGATTCGACCCACTCGTAACCCGGTCCCTTGACCGGCTTGAAGATCGCTCTCACCTCCGCACGTCCCGTGGCGGACTCCGCGAGCTTGACGCCCGTGTAGCTGCCTACCATGTCGCGGATCGAACGCTCGGGTAGGAACTCTTCCTCGTCGAGGCTTGGATGATCGGCGTATGCCTGCATCCCCTCGCACACGCCGCTTGAGGCGAGCTCCTGGACAGCGTGCTTCGTGTACCAGCGGCCGTCGTCTGAGTTGCCCAGGCCCTCGCGAATCAAGACGACTTCATAGCCGCCATCCGTGGCTGTCATCGGCGCGAAGGTGCTGCCCAGTACGTCGGGTTTAGCCTCGCGTAGACGGTTGGTGGTGTCGGCGAGCAGGCCCTCCAGTTCGGAGATCCGCTCGGACTCGCGGGCCTTCGCTACCGGGATGGTCCCTGCGCCTTTGCAGGTCGGACAGGTCGTGCCGTCGGCCATCAGCCCGCTATCGCACTTGGGACAGTCCTGGGTCGCGCCATCATCGTCGTAATCGAGGTCAGCGTCGAGTTTGGGTTCGGTGCCATCACGAAGCAGCGGAGCCTCCGAGCTGACGGCGGTCGCCTCGCGCAGGCGCGACCATCGAGGTCTGTTCATGTCGTCCTTTCGGATGAGGGTTCTGCGGCGCTCAGCCGCCCGCAGGGGGAACTGCGGACGGCGAGCGCCAGCACCGCCGACGGCTTACGCGGTCCTCTGTGGGTCCGCTGCGTACGTCGGCTCTCGCGCTGCGAGGCAGGCGGAGCAGCGCGGAGAGATCAGGTAGGATTCAGGCTATGGCTGGCGGCTCGGTACAGGTCAGGATCACGGGTAGCGTGGACTGGGACTCATTCAACCGCTACCAACTACGCCTGCTCGACGAGGTGTACGCGGTGCTCGACCGGGAGGGCATAGAGCCAGACGGCGTCTCGCCAGAGGTCCAGCACGAGCAGTTCCTCGGCCGCCACCGCCTCCGCGAGTCGTAGTCCTACGGGTTCTCACCGTCGAAGAATCCGATCTGCCACGCTCCATCCCGCCCCTTAGCGTCAGGCAGTAGCCGTGTGGCCTCCCATCCGCGCTCGGCGAGCAGTTTCTCGGCGTGGAGCACGATCCGTTCGACCAAGTCCATGACCTCCGGGATGCGCAGCAACTCCTCCTTACGCTTCTGGCGATCAAGGACCCATTCGCGTCTACGCCCACCACCCGTAGGCGAGGACACGAATAGCTTGATGCCGTCCGCTAGGAAGATTGCAGACGCGCTCAGATAGCGCCTGCGTTCCTCGAAGCTCCGTAGACCGAAGCGCATGACGCATTCCCGGTCGATGATCGTCAGGATCGCCGTCACGAGACGCGCCATGTTGCCCGGTTGGGTTGCTGCTGCGAGCTTCGGCCGATCAGCTTCCAACCGGCCTAGAGCATTGCCTACTTCCTGGCGGACCTGAGTCGATCCAGCAAGACTAGGCATCTACCTGCGCTGACTCGGCGAGTACAGCCTTGCCTTCCTTGCGCAGCGTGAGTGCCTGCTTAGCGACCCGTGTCGCTGGTCCGAGCCAGAGCTGCTTGTCGCCGATTTCCTCCCGATCTTTCGCGACGAGCTTCGCGATGTGCTCCGCCTGCTCGTCGATCAGATCGTCTTCGATGACCGTCAGTCTTGCTACGGCACCACAGACTTCGGAAACGACCTGCTTGGCGCTCTGTGACGCTGGTAGACCTACAGCCTCGCGTACCCGCTCGCAGTAGACCGCGAATGGATGAGTGGTTCGTTTCTGCTGAGCGTCCATCGCCTGCTCATCTATGGCCGCGCCGACCATGCCGCTGTCAGCGCCGGACTCGTCAACCTGCGTGATTGTTGCTGGGCTCATTACTGCCTGCCTTTCGTTGTGGTTCAGCCCGTCATTGCGAAGCTCGGAGCGAGCTTGTCCATGCGTTCTTGCGCTTGACCAGTGACCTTTTCGAGCGTCGCATTGTCTTCTTCTGAGAGTGGTGCGAGTTCGTCATTCGGTAGCGCTTCGACCGAGACGGCCTCAAGGCTGCACCGGCAACCCACATCACATTCGGTCGCGCCTTCGCCCGGCATCGCGGGAAAGTCTTCGAGAGGCATTGGTCCCATCGCGTCCAATGCGTCGCAGTCGCCACATACATGGTCATCACCCTCATCGACCCAGCTCAAGAGCTGACCATCAGTGCTTGCAGCCTCGGCGTAGCCTGCCTGCTCGCCGGCCCAAGCGACGCTCGCACCCGAGTCGAGACGGTAGGCGTTGGATTCGGCCCATTCGGCTACAGCGCTGGCGAGAGCAGCTGCTGTCAGGCCCTCAGCGGCAAGCTTGCCAGCATCGACTTCGGCTTGTGCTTCCGCGAAGTGTTCGGGTGTCGGCGAGAGCTGGGCGAGTTCGCCCGTCATCCGTTCCGTGCTCTTCAGGGCACCGGCTAGGGCCTGCTGGCGTCTTGCAGGATCAGGTGCTGTGGGAGGCTGGTAGACGCGCTGCGATCGAGCCTTGAGCAGTAGAAGCCCGCTCAGACTCGCCTCCTCACCCGCATGGAGATGTTCGGGTGTTGGGTCTTCAGGATCGGCGTCTGGTTCGTAGCCTTCGACGCCCTGTTGCCATGCCTTGTCGTAGCTGCTGTGGACTAGACCACGCTGCTGCTCAGCGAACCGTCGGATGGCCTCTGGCGAGATCACTTCGACGCGGCCTTGACCAACTCCCCAAGGTTCGCCGCCGACTCCCGCTTGAAATCCTCAGCGGCCTTCTGGAAAGAGGGATCGTCGGGCCGACGCCGTGGTGCGCGCGCCTCGCGCATCAACGTCGCCAACTGCTCGGGCGTCAGCGTGATTGCGCTCTCCTTGACCTTCATGTCCTGCTTGATCGCTTTCGCACCTTCGCTGGTCGCAGGGTTCGCCTTGGCGGGGAAGCCGCCGCGTGTCGCCGGTTCGTCTTCCTGTTCGCCTTCGCCCGGCACTGGTGCCGAACCGTTTGTCGGCACGAGCAGACCGGGTGGCTCATCCTCGCTCGACGGGGACTTCGTGATATCCAACTTGCCCGTCTGACGCTTCGTCGCCATGATGACCGAACGGCGTGGCTTACCGTCACCCTTCTTAGGCTTGTCCATCGGTTCGCCCGTGACAGGGTTCGTGCCCGGTTCTGTTTCAGCCTCTGGGAACTCCTTAGCGATCAGCTCCTGCTCAGACTCGAAGTTGTAGTTCTCGATGTCGAGCTCCTTCGCGGCGATCGTCGCGGCGGTCTGCTTGCTGATCCACCCCATGCCCTCAGCAGTACCCAAGTCTTCGAGCTTCGCTGTGCGGTCCTCAGAAGCGATCGACGGGAACGTGAACTCGATCTCCGCATCAGTGATCCCGGCCTGCTTGAAGAACCGTTCAGCGATGTTCTCTAGGATCGTACGGAGCTGTTCTTGGGCGTCCTGGAAACGCTTGGACGCAGGCTCAGTAGCGACCAGGGCATTCGCTCGCGTCGCTCTGCCTGTGACACCCAGATACTCCTTGGGTACACCGATCCCGACAGCGATGATGTTGACGAGCGCTTCAAACGTCGCGTCGCCCGAGAGTCCTGTGGCTGCCTGTTGGAAGTTCAGTGCGGTCAGCTTCGCCTTCGAGGAGTGACCGAACACGTTGCCTGGTGCTGGTGGACGGTTGCCGGGGAAGAGCTGCGCCCTGATCGCTGCGAGATCTTTCGGGTTGCCTTCGACCTCGAGGTCATACGCGTAGCGGGAGTGCATGTCGGCTTGGACGACGCGACTCGTCATGTAGTCGCGCATCCGCTTGATCCAACCCAAGACGGGATAGAGATCTGAGCGTCCCCTACGCTCAGAGTTGCCTACGTTGATCCGGTAGTGGTCGATCTCGCGGTAGTCGATCTGGCGGATGATGTAGCGCGTTATCGCGCCTGGAATGGTCGCCCCAGTCGGTGCTGGCGGCGCACCCAACGGTTTGGTTCCCTGAGGCGCGTAGAGCTGGTAGGGAGCTTGAAACTGCTGGTGGTAGAAGAAGACCGTCTCGAAATCCTCGGGGTCGGTCACGATGTCGTAGATCGACGCTGGGTCGAGCGAACGGATCAACAAGCCCTTCGGATTGCCGGGCTGCTGGAAGTAGCGGATGAACTGCTCGCCGTAGATCGAGAGGTCCCGGCAGATCTTCGCTAGCCGGTCATCCATCTTGTTCGTCTTCCAGAACGCATCCCACGCTGCTTGAGCCGTGTCGTGCGTCTGGCCCTTGCCGGTGCCCGTGCTCTTCGTGACCTTCGCCTTCAGACCAGCTCCGAGAGCGAACTGCTCGACCAGGTGTACGGCGCGCCATGACATCGGGTCGTGGTTGTACGCCTCGAAGCTCTTGGCGCTCATCTCGAAGTAGGACTGCCAGTAGAGCTGGCGAGTCAACGGGCCGGGGATCAATGGCAGGAACTGTTGGGTTAGGCTTGATCCACCGATCAGCGATGGGACGCCTTCCGCGCCATACGCGAACCCGTTGCCTTCACCCCACGCCTCGCGCATCTGCTCTCTGCGCCGCTTTCCCGCGCCCTCAAGCACCTGGTCGCAGTAGCCGTCGAGCGCGGCCTTGTTCGCGAAGATGCCGCGCTTAGACTCCCTGAGAACGGTACGGCCCGTCGCACGCTGTTGGGAGAACTTGCCGAGCCATAGCCGCGCATCAACCTCGAACTCGCTTGGGATCTGGTCCGGACACGGGCCTGTTGATAGGTCCAAGTCCCAATCGTCGTAACCCATTGATGGGCCTGGGATGACGAAACCGGAGGCTGTCGGGAGATCGTCTTCTAGCTCGTCCTCGGCTATGAAGCCGTTGTGCTCCGCAACAGTCATGCAGCCTCCCTAGCCGAACTGACTTGACGAGTAGTACCCGGGCGTCCACGGACCCTCAGACGACGCCGACTCGATCGCCACCACATTCCCCTCTGGCGGGAAGATGCGGATCAACGCCTCACCCAAAGCATCTAAATGGTGGTCCCACTTGCCGTCCTTTTTGTACGTCTCCTTCGGCGCGCCTTCGATGCCCGCATGCGTGTCCCATATGGCCTCTTCGATGGCTTCGATGAGATACGGACAGCCCTCTCGGCTGATGTACAGCCGGTCTTCGCGCAGAAGCTCCTTGATGACCTCGACACGCGCCTCTGGACCCCATCGCTCATCAGCCTTCTGGACGCTGATACCAGCGCGCTCCAAGACCGCTATGTCAGACTCGCCGGTCTGGACGCTGCGACCCTTGCCAGCCGGATCAACGTATGCGGGGACATCCTCGGGGACGCCGAGCTCACGGTCGGTCGCTAGCACCTCGACGGCCAGCTCAGCCGTCGTCTGCTTCTCCGCATGTAGTTCGTGGAAGACGAAGATGCACCGCTCGCCCTGCACCTCGATCCACAAGCAGGGAGCGTGGTGGTAGCCAAAGTCGATCCCACGGTACACCGGGAACGGGCTATCGAGAGTTCGGGTGCCCTCGATGGTGTGCTTATCCCATCGGAACTCATCGAAGACCGCGCCCTCAAGCTCACCTAGCAGCTCGCCCATCAACTCCTGGCGGCCGAGTCTCGTGCCCTCATACCGCCGGCGCAGTTCCATCAGCGCCTCGGGAGACAGGTTCGCTTCATTGTCGAACGTCGTGCCCCGTACGACAACCACGGACCCGTCGGTACGACCAACCAGATCGCGCACAAGTGTCGTGCGCCGTGGAGTGGTAGTCGCCGCGATCCGTGGGCGGCCGATGCGCAAGGCTGGCAAGAGCCCTTCAGTCCACACTTGGATGTAGCGCCAGGTTGCGATCTCATCGACCCAAGCGCCAGAAAGGTTCGCCCCACGGATGCTCTCGGGCTTCTCCGCACTGTACGCGTGGATCACCGCGCCATTCTTGAGTCTGATCTCCCCCGTCGTGCGGTTATAGGCTGGCGAGTCGAGCCGAAGATCAAGCGCGCGCAGCAAGCCAGAAACGCCCTCCAAGCACACCTCGCGGCACTCCTGTGTGGTGCGCCCGATCACTGCGTAGTGCGCGCTGGGATGCTGCTGTGCTTCGCGCGCCAGCCACTCTGCTCCCGTGCGCGTCTTGCCCCAGCCACGACCAGCCATGATGAGCCAGACGAACCAGTCGCCCTCTGGTGGGACTTGTGCGTGCCGGGCGTGACGACATGACGATTCGTGTGGTCCCTCTAGTGGATGCTCGCACCAGTGGAAGCCCTCGTGTGGATCGCCTTCGCACTCTGGACGGTCGCAGTACCAGCGACCTACGGCGCGCTTCGTCTCAGCTTGCGCCCTCAACTGCTTGTAGCGCTCGATCAACTCCGGTCGAATGCTCGGGTCCAGTTGGATCGTTGCCAGCAAGTTCCGCCTCCAACCTCGTGATCGCCTGCGTGAGCACGTCTTCGGTGATGACCGTGACCTCGCTCGACTGCTTGGATCGGCCATAGCCACGGTCGAGTAGCTCGCGGACTGCGGTGATGCGCGTCGGATGATCGGTCACATTCTCGACAAACGCCTGTGGTCCGTTGCCGACGACGACTGCACGCTCGGCGGTCAGCGCATCCCATAGCGGCTTGAGCACCTTGTCGATGTCCTGCTCGATGCGTTCCTTGAGCACGTCTACCGCTCTTGGAGTGCGTGGCCGACCAGCCCCAGGCTGACGCCCCTGGATTCGAGCGCTATCCGGCAGATTCGGGTCGTGTGTTCTGCACCAATCGCCCGTGACTGTGATGCTCTCGATGATCGTGCCCGGCTTCAGCGGGTTGGCTTTGCAGGGCTTGCCCTTGATGGTCTTGGCGTGGCAGGTGCGCTTGCTCACCGCTTCCCTCGCTTCTGAGTAGCCCTGCCGCTAATCGTCATCTCCGAAGATCTCCGTTCCGCTGGGTGAACCATCGATCGTCCAGGCTTGTTCAGTGAGCCACCCTAGATAGCGGTGTGCCGGACACGGAAGCAGCGACCCATCCACATCCACCACGTTGAGAACATGGGCGTCCACTCCGACTTGTCGTCACCTTGCGTGCGATAGCCGGTGGCGAACTTGGTCGGGATGAGCTGGCGAATACGACGAATGCGGTTCATATGATCTCCCCCTCACATCGGTTGAGGTTCCAGGCGATGAATCGTCTCATGTGGTCCTCCTCCGTTTCTAAGTGTCCGGCTTGATTTCGTAGAATCTGAACGGCAGCCTCGCCGTGTGCTGGACGTTCTTGTCAGCGGTCCCGAGCGGGATCTTCGAGCAGTCCCAACTGCCGCCTACGCCTTCGTCGGTCCAGTGCGCCATGCCAGCACCACACGGGCAGCGAGAGATCGCTGCGTAGGGCTGTCTCGCGAACAGCTTGCGTAGTAAACGGATCATGCGGCCTGCTTGGCTAGATGCTTTCCGCAATGTGAACACTCGTAGCCGTCGAAGCTGAGCGGCGGGTCGCACTGGCACGTCGCCGGCTTCGGACGGTTGAGGCTTTGAGCTTCGCGACGCAGACAAGCCGGGCATTGGCAACACGACTGGTAGCCCTTGCAGGCTTTCGGCTGGTCGAGGACTCGGAGCTTGCCTTCCACGCCGATGATCGCCGAGCCGAACTTGCCCTCATGCTTCTGGAGGATCTTGACGGTCATAGAACCTCGCAGAGTCGCGGGGCGGAAGGCTGGGAATCGACCCCAGAGCGCACTAGCGCAATCTGACAATCACTTGTCGAGCGGGAGCATATCAAACGCTCGGACAGAATCACGCTGCCATCTCGCTATCGCGCGGCAGCCCTCTTGGGGTCTCAGGTGAGAGCTTGGGCAACGGCGGCGCGCCACCATCCCATCTGAGTCGGACTTCGCGAATGTATTGCCTACTGCACCCGCACTTACGAGCCATCTCAACATGACTCTCGGGGGATTCGGCTACCCATCGCCTCCAGCCCCGGTCACCCATCGCCGGGTCCCTGGCCAGCGGCTGACGCTTCCACGCGACCAACGATGCCTTAGCGTCGGCGAGCACCCTCCAGGGTCGGACCCCGCGTGCAAGCTGTTCGCGGAAGTGCTGGGCTGAGCGGAGCACTCGTTCCGGCTCGTCCTGGCGTGTCGGGCGCTCCTTCGCGTCCGGTTTATGGCGGTCTTCCCGACGATCTACTCCGCCCGGTGGACGCTTGCCCCCAATGTCTTCGCCCGAATCCCTGCTTGACGGGTCAAGGTTCACGGCGTTGATGTGGGAGCAGAGCTCTAGTTCGGCTAGGACTTGCCGGAGTTCGTGTTCGATGGTCACTCGCGTCCCTTCCGTCCGAGGGTCTTGTAAAGCTTCTGGGAGAGCGCGACTCGGGCAGAGGAGCGTTTGCAGAGACAGAGAGCCACTGTGAGCAGACGGTGGCTCTCGTCGTTAAGGGGGTCACGCGGTCACGAGCAGTCCTTGAACGCCCTTACGAGCGCCACCGAGAGCCGATCCACGAAGTGCTCTTCCTGGTGCTCTTGCACCGTGATCGCAGCCTGGTACGCGGATTTCTTAGAGGATGGTGCCAGTAGGCAAATTGCCGACGAGCATTCCCACAGACAGAGGTGCAGCAGCTCGTGGACGATGGTCTCCTCGATCACTCGCTCAAAGCTAGTGTCCGGCGCCTTGTACCAGTCGGGCGGCGGATCACCTGTGACCACCCAGGGCTGGACGACGATACGCCCGCGATCGTAGTGCGGACTCTTGCTCGTGCGCATCGAGGTCGTGCGGGGCTTCAGCTTCTCCACGGCTACCTCGATCGTCCAATGCGAGAGGCCAAGCCGCTGCTGCCATAGCGTAAAGAGGTCGCGGATTTGCTGCTCAGTCATCCTGCGGAGTCTCCAGCTCGCCGCCGAGCCGCACCACGCGGGCACGGGCACCATACTGGCTTCTCCCGCTCATGCCGTTCAACTCGAAGCCGAACCTCTTGCAAAGCATGTTCGGCCGTGTAGGCGCGCTTCCGCCAATACGCGATCTGCGCATCGCGCTCAGCTAGGACGCTCCCCAACGTCTCATCACTCGGTTGGAATGGATGCGCTAGCCCATCCGCATCGGGCAGTGGGTGTGGCCCGGGTGGTATCTCCCGGTGCACTCGATGCTCGCGTGGACGACCACAACCCTCGCGGCCACACAGCTCCCAGTCGCTCATGTTGACCTCCTGTCATCCGCGCCCACCAAGGCGCGGCCCTTAGGGCAGTCCATCTCCTCGCGGGGCTTGTACGGCCAGCCAACGCCCAGCTCGTAGGCTGCGAGTTCCCGCAAGATCGTCAAGCGCTGTTCACTCATGCCGTCGCCTTCGCCCTCAACCGCGATGCCCAGTCCACTGTCCACAGGTCGATCTCGGCGCGTGGCCCCTTCTCGATAGATGGGGTATCCACTTTGATGGCCTCACAGCATCTTCATCTGAGGCGTGAGCAGGTTCCGGTAGGGATGCGGTTCGGTCACGACGCCCTGCTCGATCAGTCGGTAGAACAGCAGCCCGCGAGAGCGGCTGGACCGGCGGTTGAAGCGGAACACGTACTCGTCCAGGTAGTAGTCCAACTGCTCGCGACTCATGCCGCCCTGGTGCGTGCCGAGAAGCCACCGCTTCAAGAGCGACGCGACGCGGTGAGCGTGCGGCATGGCGACGTGCGCGTCCGGCGACTCGGGGTCACTCATGCTCGTGATTTCGTGCCGATAGTTGAGCTTGCCGATGTCGTTGTAGCCCGCGTAGGCGTCCGTGTGGATGATCGAGCCGCGCTTGACGTTCGCCAACACGAAGTCGGTCAGCGTGTCCTTCTCGGTGTTCGGGACGCGCGCCAGTCGGACGCGGCCTGCGCCGTGCTCGTGGGCCTCGACGGCGATTACCACGATGGCCTTGCCGAACGGCGAGCGGCCCTTAGTCTTGGCCGTGGAGAGGCCACCGACGAACGTCTCATCGACCTCGACCGTCACGCCGGGACCGCCGATCATGTCGCGGTCGGGCCGCACCATCGCACGGCGCAGCTTGTGCATCCACGCCCACGCGGTTTGGTAGGAGCCGAAACCAAGCTCGCGCTTCAAGCCGAGCGCCGAGACGCCGTTCTTCTGACCGCAGACGTGCCACATGACGTGGAACCACGTCCGCATCGGGTAGCGCGTCTTGTCGAAGATCGTCCTGGACGTGATCGACGTGCGCTTGCGGCACGCCTTGCAGCGCAGCGTGCCGCCCTTCATCCGCCACGGCTCGTCAATCACTCCACAATGCGGGCACACGAAGCCGTTAGGCCAGCGGATCTGCTCGACGTAGGCGAGGCACGCGGCCTCGCTGTCGAACCGTTCGATGAAGTCCTTGAAGGTGCGCGGGTAGTCGGCACTTGCAGCCGGGGTCATTGGCCGTCCCCAAGTCTTGTGTCCGCAGATGACGGGTCCGAGCGATACTCGGGCCGGGACGGAATCGGAGTCTCCCTCACGGCCTTGGCGAGTGCCCGCGTCACGCGGAAAGCGTTGGTCGCTTTCTCCGACTGCTTCTTACCGGCGATGGCGTCCGAGCACTCAGCGGCGACAGTCCGCACGATCCACGCTTCACACTCAGTTGGATCGCCTGCGAGCGCAGCGGTGATACACACACGCGCCTGGGCGCGGTATTCGTCGGCTAGGGCAGCTTCCCACGGCTCGGCCAACAGGTCGCGCCAACGTTTGCCCTCGGGTGCGTACTCCCGCTCGAATAGGGCGGCGGCCCCAGCCTCTATGGCGTCGTCAGGAATCATTGCGGTACATCATCAAGCTGCGGTTGCATTGTGAGCAGTTTGCCTGCCTGTCCGCCCCGTTGGCGGACGAGAGGTCCTCTACAAAGGCTGGTTCAGCCTCACCTGCGACGAGGACGGCCTCGACGCACTGAAAGCACCAACGACGACCTTGGTCGTCGCGGCACCCGATCAGACGGGAGCCTTCGCCATCTCCGCTCGATGGGTAGGTACGGAAGCTCATCGGTCGGCCCACCGCTCTGTGTCGAAGCGGTCCCGCGCAGCCGCTTCGGCGGCCTCCATCTTGGCCGTCTGCTCGCGATTGACAGCGCGCTCGGCGACAAGCTTCGCCGTCTCAAGCGTCGAGTACTGGTCTACCGGCTCGTCATCTACGTAGAGATTCCAGAACGTGCCGACGTAGCCGTTGGACTCCCGGTCGTCAACGTAGTGGCGCATGATCCGCAGGCCGGGGATGCCCTTGGCCTGGTAGCCATCGCAGTAGTCGCCGCTGGCGCTCGGGATACGGCTCCAGACGATCTTGCTTGTAGGCTTGGCTTGCATCAGGGATACCTCCTGGTGTCAGGCCCCCGGCCGTTCCAGCGGTGCGGGGGCGCTTTGCGTTCTGTAGTTGGATTGTACCACAGATCGGGCCAGCTAAGTAGATACCCCATCTCGATAGACCCATCCTTTGCGCCTACGGGGAGCTTGTGACAGCCGCTCAGGCAGACGAGTTGGGCGTCATCGTCGTAGGCTAACCCGTTGAGAGAATCGAGACAACCCTTGATTAGGTTGTCAAGATCCGATGAGGCGTGCGCCCCTTAGAACCGCATCGACGCCGCGAACGGCGCAGCTCCTAACGATGGTCGGCCAGCCACCATCCACTCTGCTTGCACGAGCAGGCGGTAGGTCTTCGAGCGTGCCGGCAAGTAATGCTTGCCTCGCTGAGTACGGGAGCGTTGCAGTGGGACGGGCTTGCCGGGGATGATGAGTTTGATCGCCTCGGACTGCTTGAGGGTCGTGGTGCTCATGCGGTCCGCTCACTCGTAGAGGCCAACTCGTAAGCCATCAGTCGTTCCCCGACCCACTGGGCGACGGGGACGCTGACCGCGTTCCCGCAGGCTGCGTATCCAGGTCCGTCGGGTCGTCGGTGAGCGGCCATAGCCAATCGTCGGGGAAGCCCTGAAGGCGCAGGCACTCGATCACCGTCAGGCGCCGCACCGACGACATAGTTGGTGTTGTGGCCTTGGCCGGTGCCTCCAGGGTCTCGTCGGAGCGCGTAGGCGATGCCTCCGACATCGTTGCTGCCGGGTCGCATGTGGGATCGGACGGTCCCGGCGATGAGAGGCGTGCCGCGGTCGGTGCCGTCTTCGCCGGCATCGAAGCCCTCGGCTCTGAGGGTATGGGTGATGAGGGCGTCGGTGGCGTCGCTGTCGGTGCCCTTCCCGTAGCGCTTGACGATGGCTGGAGCGACTTGGAGGTGTCCGCCGGCAGCCACCTCGGCACTTGTGTCGCCAGTACGCCCGCGCCTAGCCTGGAGCGTGCTGACGATGTTCCTGTCATCCTCTTGTCGTCGTCCCGGTGCTGAGACGCCAGGACCGCTAGAGCCTCGGCTAAGGCTCGCGGCAACTCGCAGCCCCGCTTCTCTGCGCGGCGCAAAATCCCCGCCGCCGCTCTCGGGCTCAAGTAGAACCTCTCGGGCACTTCGTCCAACAGCACGTCGGGCAACGATGAAGACGCGTCGCCGGCGCTGGGGCACTCCGAAGTAACGGCTGTCCAACACTCTCCAGGCGAGATCGTGAAACCCGATGTCGCCCAGCGTGCGGACCACGACAGCGAAATCTCGTCCACCGGCGGAACTGAGCAGGCCGGGGACGTTCTCAAGGACGAGCCATCCGCCAGGTCGAACAAGCTCATCGGCGACGCGGGCGAACTCGAAGAACAGTCCGGAACGCGCTCCGGCGAGACCGGCGCGCTTACCAGCGACAGAGAGGTCTTGACAGGGGAACCCGCCGCAGAGCAAGTCAACACTGGCGTCCGCACGCCCGAGCGGAACTCGTGGCCGTTCAGCGTCGGGCTTACCTGCGTCTCGGTCCACTTGTCCGGGTCGGATGGTGGCCCAGCTCCGCGATGAGACTTCTCGAATGTCCTTGAAGCAGGGGATGTCGGGCCAGTGTCGGGCGAGGATGCCTCGACAGTAGGCATCGGCCTCGCATTGGGCGACGATCCCCATGCCTGCGAGCTCGAAGCCGCGATCGAGTCCGCCGATGCCGGAGAAGAGGCTGCCGACCGTGAGCATGTCATGGTTCTTCCTGGACTAAGAATCGTCGATCCGCACTGGTGCCAGAACGACAGAAGTCGTCATGCACGCAAACCCAGCCGGTATTCGTCCAGATGAGACCAGCCAATCGACGCGCCGAGCGCCCGCAACATGAGCAGTAGTACTTCGGATCGGTTGTGCAGTCACCGATGCCTCGAGGGTTCGTGCCGCTAGCGTTGTTCATCGCACCCCTATCTCCCCTACCCGTGCTTGGAGCTTCGCCAAGGTCCGCTCCTCCTTCTCAGACAACTCGATTGAGCGTGCGCCATGCTGGGCTAACCTTGCGATCACTCGGGCTTGATCGGCACGTAGCCATACGCCGCGCTTGCGAAGATCGGTCCTCATCGCTCGGGCTCCTGCTCGGTGTCCCGGACGGGGAACGCCCTGTCGAGTGCGTCGTTGAAGTCCTTGAGCGCGATCACGTTGACACCCACGTGGGCGAGGCGTTCCTGCGTGTCGGGGTCATCGCCCAAGAGATCGCCAACGACATTGCCTTCCCTGTAGAGCGCCTGCCGCGCATCCTTGATCGCGTCAAGCGTCCGATCGCGCGCCTCGGCGAAGGTGAGCCGAGCGTCACGTTCGGCGTTGGCTCTGACGATGCGAGCTTCGAGGCCACCGACGAAGCCACTCACAACAGGATCGGCGTCCGGTCGCTCGGTGTCCTCACGGGCAACGAACCTTTCGCAACGACAGTCGGGCTTCTCCTCGCAACTGCCAGCGCCTTGTGGCACGTCGCCCTCGCGAGTCACGGCACTGTGCCAGTACGCTAGGTGGCCGCATTGACAGATCGCGTACTTCTCCGGCGGCTCCTCACGGGTAGCGGAAGCGGTCTGGACGGCAGCACGTAGCGCAGGGATACTCGCGTGCTGGGTAGCGTTGCGATCCCAGTTGTCGAGAACCCACTTGGCAGCGTCAAGCAACGCACTCTCCGGCGGCTCCTCACGGGTAGTGAGAGCGGCCCGAGCCTTTTCGATAGCCCATCCGATCCAAGCCCAGCGCTCGTCCTCGGTTCTAAGCCCAGACGAGGACGTTGCAGCAATCTCCTTCAGCGCCTCGCGCTCTTGGTCGCTCACGATCCCTCCTTGACTTCCAACACCTCTCGTAGTCGCTCCAACAAGTCCAGCACGGGAGCCTTCTCGATGACCTCGACACGGCGCTCGCCAGCAACGACCGGGGCATCGTCTTTGACGACTTCGATCGACAGAGACCGATTGATCTGACGCAGCGTCCAGGTGCGTGGTGTCTCAGGCATCTCCGTCTCCGTTCTCGGCGAGAGCGGCACGGGCTACTTCCCTTGCCTGTTGCTCCGCCTCGGATAGCTCGTCGGGCATTACGCCGCCACCTTCCTCTCACCACGACACGCTTCGACGATCAAACCCTTCTGACGATCCGTCAGCTCGCGCACCAACCGCGTCTCGCTGATCTGCAACGAGACGAGCACGCTCA